CAACTGTTACTGGTGGCGGACTTGTAACACAGATGGATCCGCTTTAACTTACTATCTATTACTAAGAGATAAATTCATGGAAGGAGAGTACTCAGCTTGTCTCAGAGCTCATTCTTCAGATCCAGAGAGTTTAGTAATGCTATTGAAGATATATTTAGAAACATGTAAGTATTGATATGAACAGAGAAGCATTTAGATAGAGAATGCAGAACCTAAAGTCTTACCGGGAACAAAATCCCGGTAAAGGCTATTTGGATTGGAAAGCTTCATTACCAGATAATTTGCAAGATGATAGCAGTTATAATTTGTAGAGAGCGTATGAACTTGGTTATGAACCAGAATACATTGAGGAAGACAGATCTTATCATTTACCAACTAGAGATTCAGAAACAGGTGAAATACTCAAGAAACCTTGGCATCCTACATTTCTGATAGGATTACAAGAAGATGCTAAATTAGGTTACTATCCATAGACTGTAGATGGTACTACATATACTACTACATGGGAAGGTAATGAAAATCCTATTTATAAGTATAAAGATGGTGGTGAAGTACCTCCAACCAATAAACCTACTATAGTTGAACCTATACCATATAAAGGTAAACTTTATAGTGATAGATATGGTAGAAAGTATACTGAAGAACAAGTATATGATTACTATAATAATGGTACAGATGAAATTGATAGATTTACAGGTGGACCATTAGTTAGAGGATTGAAACCATTATTAGACCTAGAAGATGCTGCTAACTTTACACCAGTAGGTGATGCAGTTGCTGCATATGATGTATATGATGCTGTTAGTAATAGGGATTGGTCTGGAGCGGGTTTAGCTGCATTAGGGTTAGTTCCGTTTATGCCTATGACTGTTAAACAGTTTAGAAGCAAATATAAAGGAATTACTCCAAAGGCAAAGAATAAAACTAAAACTCTTAACAGTTTTAATACTACTGTCAATAGAAATTATGCTTAGGACAGAATGAATGAGTATTTCAATAAAGAAGTTGAGGACAATGCTAAGTTAAGTAGAGCTGCAAATTAGACCTACAATGTAGCTGAGAGGTTAATGGATGATCCTGAATATCTTATTAGAGCCAATCAAGTTAAGAAGCAGTTTGGAGATGACTATGCAACAGTATATGCTGACATCATTGATAAATATAATAATGATCCTTTTAGTTTACCAAATATTGAAAGTTTCAGTGAAGGAAGTAGCAGAGCTCAGTTAAGGGCTTTTGGTAACGATAAATATAGCTATAGAATAGATCCAAACAAAGCTAATTTAGATTTACCAGTTACTGAACACGAACTTAGTCATTATGCAGACTTTAAGAGAAATAAAGATCGTTTAGATCCTCATGGTGATAGCAATATGTTTTATCAGATGAGTAAGGATCTTAAGGATAGAGGAATTGATAGTTGGGATTGGTACTATGTTAAGCCTACAGAACAGAAGGCTCATATGAATTAGCTTCGAGAGTATATGTTCCAGAATGGTATGATTAGTACTAGAGGTTAGACTGTAGATGCTAAGATGATGAAGAAAGTATTAGATTAGATATCTAAGACTGACTCTATGAAAGAAGTGGCGAGAGCTAGTAGATAGTTTAATAATATTAACAAATATACAAAGTGGTTCAATTCGATACCGTTGCTAGGTGTTGGAGCTTTAGGAGTTTATAGTAATGAGAATAACGACAATCAGTGATAGTAGTAGTTTAAATTTAGACATGTTGAGATATGGACGTGCCATATTAACTCAGTATAACTACGCTAATAGTTTTAGAGATTATAATAGCAAAGTAGGACACATTATAGAATGTGTTGATTTTGGCAGTATGGAAGATTTAGACGAATGGCTAAAGTTACCAATATTTGATTTAAGTAAAGATACAGAATTTTCTCCAAATTTATCAGAAACAGAGATAAACAGTTTAAAAGATCCAGATTTATTTACTAAAAAGGAGCTTCTGGCAATGGTAAATACTTTGCTTATCGAAAAGCTCAGCAAAGAAATGGAAGAAGATGAAAGACTTAATAGACATGGCAATGATAATGCCACAGTATCCGATACCGAACTACAAGGACGGAGGGATACACATAAAGAAGAAGAATAGAGGGAAATTTAATGCTCTAAAGAAGAGAACTGGTAAAACTACAGAAGAACTTACTCATAGTAAGAATCCATTGACACGCAAGAGAGCTATCTTTGCTTAGAATGCTAAGAAATGGAAACATAAAGGAAGAAAGAAAAAATAATCTAATTATATATAATTATGGAAAAAGAAACATTAAACGGTTTCGAAATCTTTGAAGATTTCATGCCAGGGGGTAATGTATTTAAAACTGAAACAAGTACTGGCAAAGAGGATACTAAAAATGATATAGACGATAGTGCTTCGGAACCTTTGACAGACGAAGAACTGGAAAAATTACGTAAACCAGTAGAAGACAACGATGCAGATGATGACGATGATGATACTACTGAACCAGAACCTGCAAAGACTAGAAAAAGTAAGAAGGAAAAAGAAGTAACTGAACCTGAGACTAAGAAAGAAGAAGATACAGATGATAGTGACGATGATACAGATACTGATGATACTACAGATAATAACACAGTAACTACATTCTTTGAAGCTATATCTGAAAAGATGGGTTGGGAATTAGGTGAAGATGACGAAGTACCTTCTACTCCAGAAGAACTTGTTGATTATTTTCAAGCAGTAATAGAAGAGAATTCAGTACCACAGTATGCAAGTGAAGAAGTTGAAGCTTTGGATAACTTTGTTAAGAATGGTGGAAATCTTAGAGATTACTTTGAAATTGAAGGTGAACTTGATCTTAATGAAATCAGTATTGAAGATGACGAAGTTAATCAGAAGTTGGTATTGAAAGAGTTCTTGAAAGAGAAAGGCTTTAGTACTAAACAGATAGATAAGAAATTAACTAAGTATGAAGATGCTGGTTTGCTTGAAGATGAAGCAGAAGATGCTTTAGAAGCTCTTAAAGAGATTAAAGAGCAAAAGAAACAACAGCTATTGAAAGATCAAGAAAACCAAGCTAAGGCTGCTGCAAAGCGTCAACAGGAATACTTCCAGAACGTTGTCACTGAAATAAAAGGCATGGATAATATTCGTGGTATTAAAATACCTGAAAAAGATAAACAGGTATTACTTGAATACATATTTAAGCCTGACGCTGATGGCATGACAAAATTCCAAAAGGATTGGTCCAAGAGCGTAAAGAACTTACTTGAGTCTGCTTACTTTACTATGAAGGGAGACACACTATTGAAGGCTGCTAAGAGCGAAGGTTCTACCAAAGCTATTAACAAATTTAAAGAAAGTCTAAATAGAACTGGAGTAAGTAGAAAGACTAAAAAACAAGAGATCTCGAATGATACTGATATCTGGAGTTCTGCTGCACGAATGCTACGTGCAAATTAATAATAACTAATTAAATTAAAATTACTAGTATTTTATGGATAATAATATTCTAAATAACTTAGTTTTATACAAAGGTAAATGGTTTTCAGACTTGATTGACACTGCTAAGATCAGTGCAGCTTCACAATAGAATCCATATCAGGTTGCTACCGTATTGTCTTATGTATTTGGTACTAAGGATAACGGTTACCAGACTTCTCTGGATATGCTCACTGGCGGTCTTGGTAATGTAATGACCATTGATCAGCCAAGCTGGGAATGGAGCGTAATGATTGATGCTGATAGAGCTGTAACAATTAGAGACGCAAAATGGAATGGTGCTGCGATTACCGATAATTCTACAGCTGGTTTGGGTAATACACCTATCCTGTTGTGGTTGGAAGATAACTGGTTTGGACCTACTGCTATTCTGGAATTCGATAATAAAGATTTCCAAGTACGCGTATCAGGTGCACCTTATCAGGATGGCAACCTTTGGGTATACACTTGCTTTGTAGCAGATGGTAACCCTACATCTTACATCCCTTCTGAATATCTGAAAGCTGGATGTCAGGTATCTCGTCTTGCTTCTGCTGTAGAAGAATACAGTGAAGAAGGTGATATCCTGAACTATAATATTCATTTCAAAATGCGTAATTATCTGACGACAATTCGTATTAACTATGATATTACTGGTTCAGCATATTCAACAGTAATGGCAATCGCTCTGCAAGATCCTAAAACAGGTAAGAAATCATATCTGTGGGCAGACTATCAGGAATGGGTTGCAATGAGAGAATGGTATAAGAGATGTGAAAGAATGCTGGTTTACATGAAAAATAATGTAAACAAAGATGGTTCTTGTAACTTGAAAGGTACTAACGGTCGTCCAGTATTTATTGGTGCTGGTCTGTTGGAACAGATTGCTCCATCTAATAGACGTTACTACACTAGATTGAGTGCAGAACTGTTGGAAGACTTCTTGTTCGACCTGTCTTACAACGTACTTGGTACTAACGAACGTAAGTTTGTTGCCTTGACTGGTGAAATGGGTATGAGAGAATTCGACAGAGTATTGAAAGAAAAGATGATCAATATGAATCTGATTGATACAGTATTTGTAACAGGTTCTGGCGATAGTCTTACTTTTGGTGGTCAGTTCAAGACTTACAAGATGACTAATGGCATCGAACTTACTCTGAAGTATTTCCCATTGTATGATGATACTACTTACAACCGTATGCTGCATCCGATCACACTGAAACCTCTGGAATCATATCGTATGACATTCCTTGATCTTGGTAGACGTGATGGTGAAGCTAACATTGTAAAAGTAGTTCGTAAAGACCGTGAGTTTGTAACTTGGTACACTGGTGGTGCTGTTGCTCCAACTGGTTATGCTAACTCAAAGAGTACTCTTAGATCTAATGGTAAGGACGGTTATACTGTATTCTTCCTTGGTGAAATGGGTATCATGTTGAGAGATCCCCGCGCATGTGGCGAGCTCATAATGGAAGCTGAATAAATTGTTGACAACTAACCGCAACATAAATTAAATTCTTACGTTATAGTAGTATAAACTAAAAAATTATACTACTATGACAAGAATTTATAAAATAACAGATAATACTAATAATAAGATTTATATAGGACAGACATCTAGAGATCTTAAAAAAAGATTTAGTGATCATAAGAGTCATGCTATTAAATCTGAAAGACCTAACGATTTAAATTGTTTATTGTATCAAGCTATGCGAGAGCATGGTACTGCTAATTTTAGTATTGATTTATTAGAGGAAGTAGACGGAACCAGATACGAAGGAGACAAGAGAGAGGCATTCTGGATAGCTGAATTGGACGCTATGAATCCTGAAAGAGGATATAATAAGGATAAAGGTGGTCATATAATATCAGAAGCATGTCGTAGAGCTAGAATAAAACAATTAACCGGTTCTAAATTAGAAGGAAAACAATTAGAAATAGTTAGAGAAAACGGTAAGAAAATGTCTAAGAAAGTGTGTCAGTACGATGTTAATACTGGTGAACTAATAGCAGAATATCCAAGTATAATAGGAGCTAGTAGAGAGACAGGATGCGATAGAAGAACTATTCAAAGACAATTAAATGGAGAAGCAAATATCGGAACTCCACATTCTATAGGAAATCTTAAGTATATCTGGAAATATAAAGAACAACTAACTGAACAATCTAATTAAAATATTATGGAAGTAATCGTTAGAATAATTAAAACAAACCCATGGACGGGGCTTACAAAATGGTCCACATGTTATGACTATGTTAGTTCATACTGGACTAGATCTGGTAACATTTATACTGGATTAACTGCAGAGGATGCAGAAAGATTAGAAAAAGAAATTGGTTTCGAACAAGGTAAGCTAGCTCCCAATAGTACATTTTGGGATACTTTTGCTGTTAAGATTGGCAAAAAGGATGTTATACTAGATACTGATAGACCTGAAGACGAACTAAAATATTTGTTCCTTAAAGGACATAAGAGAGTGGCAAACGGACTGAATAAGATCACACCAGCTACTGATTATGTAATGATTAATAGGGACAGTGAAGCTGAAGAAGCTAACAAGATCAATAAGATCAAACGTGAAGCATATAGAGAAATGGATAAGATGTCTATTGAGGATATGCGTAAATGTCTTAGACTTTATGGTATTAAATCTGATACTATGTCAAATGAACTGATTGAAGCTAAGTTGACAGAACAGATTGAAGAATCACCAAAGAAGTTTATTATGAAATGGGTAGAAAATCCTAATAAAGAAATTAACTTTGTGATTGAAGAAGCTATTGCTAAGAATATCATTAGAAAAAATAGAGCTCAATATTACTTTGGTACAGACCTTATTGGTAATGGTTTGGAAGACGTAATTGCTTATTTAAAGGACAAGAAGAATAATGATATTAAGATGGCTATTTTAAATGAAATCAAGTCCAAGTAATGAATAACCGTACTGCACATATTTAGTTTAAAGTTATCCTAGATAAGAATGCTCAGGGAGTTGCCTATGGTGGCTCACCTGCATTCTTACCTGAGGAAATAGATATCTTTCTTAATTAGGCTCAAAATGAGATAATTAGTAATAAGATAAGTGGAAACAATGTATTAAGACAGAGTTTCGAAGGATCTCTCCAAAGTATATCTGAACTGGATGCTTTAGTATGTACTGATGAGAACATTTTTGCTAATAATTCTACATATAATGAATTCGTAATAGATGATATACATGATGGTGGTAGAAGAGTAACTATATTATCTGCAGTAATTATGTTTAAAGGTTCATCTACTAATTGCTTAATAGTAGACCATGAGAATGCGAACCTGTTTAAACAAACCTATAACAATATACCTTGGGTTGAAGTACCTGTAGCTACATTAGAAGATAACAAAATGAAAATCTATGTAGATCCAGTAATGTAGATCTCAGATAGCTTTAAACCATCAAGCAATAAGTATGCAGTTAATATTACTTATATAAAGAAACCTAAAGAGTTTGATTATACTCAGTTAGATGAAGAATTAGATCTACCTGAAGATGTAATGAATGAGGTTATCAATAGAGCTGTAGTAATAGCATTAGAAAACATTGAATCACCAAGAACATCTAGTAAATTATAGTTGAACCAATTATCTGAATAATTATGACTGAAAGACAATTCCAAATAGCATTTGAAAGATAGTTGAATAATATTATACCGGGTTATAATATTATGAGTAAGTTGAACTCAGATACTATATTCTACTATATAAATAGAGCTAAAGACGAATATGTTAAACAGTTATATAGAGCGTTTTAGCTTAATCAAGAATTATCTGATAAGTTACGTACTCTAGTAAAAACAGATAAATATGTTAGCATTGACTTTACAAGAACAGGTAATAGATGGTCAACAGACTACCCAGAAGGATATATGTATACTTTAGGGGAGCAAGCGTCTATTAATATTTATAGTAACAAATGTCCTGCCTTGGTTTCTAATTCCACTGATGTAATTGAAGCTACTATTGAAACAGTTGATAGAATATTAAGTAATAGTCTATCAGAATATCACTTACATCACAATCAAGCTAGACCAGTTAGATTATATACAGATGGCAAGATAGTATTGATAACAGATGGTAATTATGGCGTAAACGAATACCAGTTAACTTACTTAAGAAATGCCAAAGATTTAGGTAATAAACTAACAGAAGAGTACACTGAATTACCAGTTGATACTCACCAAGAAATTGTAGATGCAGCTGTAATGATGTATATACAGCAAGCTGCTTCTATGCAATAGTCAGGTAAATCTGACAACAACTAATGCGTTCATTGACGTGGAAATCTGAAATAAGGAAAGTAGAAGATGAACTAAGTTTACATGAGCGCGCATTTATGTTAAACTAAAAATAAAAATTAAATTATGTTACAACACGTAGATATCGTATTGATCGGTAAAAATATCCCTGCATCATATACTACTGCTGACGCTTTGGCTGTAGGTGATGTTGCTTTGTTCGACCAGAATAGAGCTATCCTGAAAACTGCTGCTGAGGCTGCTAATGCTACTTCACTGTATGTAGGTGTAGCTCAGAATAAAGTTAGCGTAACTATGCCTGATGGTACAGTTGCTCAGAAAGCTAATATCAAATTTGGTAATGAAATCAAGAAAGACTCAAAACCTAGCGCTGTTATTGGCGAATATGTTGCTCCTGTTCAGGATAAAATTGTTATCACTCTGACTGATGCAACTATCGTAGCTGGTCACAGATATGTTCTGAGAATGGTTTACAAAGATATGTATGAAGCTCCGGGTCAGTTTACTCATACTTATGAAGTATACGCTACTAGCACAGATGCTTCTGTTTTGGCTGCTGCCCTTGTTAAGAAGATCAGCAAACATGCAAATCGTAGAATTAATGCTACTCTTGCTGGTGCTGTTATCACTTTGACTGCAATGGAAAAAGATGATAATGAAGGAGTTTACTCACTGTCTGAATATTCTACAGTAAGCATGGAAGCTAGTCTGTATGTTACTATTCCGGGAGCTATCCTTAGCAACTACCCTGAAGCTATTCCGGGTGCAACTATTACTAAGACTGAAGGTACACCGGGCAAAGGTTACTGGAAGCAGGTGAGAGACGCTGAAGTACGTTTCATGGGTTACCAGGGACATGTATTTACAGGTGCTTATCCTATTGTAGAACAGCCGAGAATGGTAGAAGAAGGTGTAGAATACAACTATATCACTATCGAAAACGACAACAAATATCTTAGTAATGATAATCAGTATATCAAGACTACTCCTCTGACAACTGAGGTTTATGTTAAGAAAGCTGAAGGTTTCACAAATTCAATTGTTGCTAAAGGTATTGAAGCTTTCATATCAGGAGAAGCTGCTTAATAGAATTAATTCAATCAATCATGAAGTGGGGCTGGTGGAGTATATCTCCCCGCTCCACTTTTTTATTTTAATATTATGAATAAAATATTTAATGTAACCATAAAGGATAATCTAATGGTATTCAGTGTGTATACTAATATATCTATAGTAAATACTAATGATATAGTATTATACATTGACGAATGTCATAATATAAGCAATATATATTGCGAGAATCCAGATAATCATGATTACGTGTTGAACTATAATAATGCTAGAATCTCCTATAAAGAGATTGTGCGTGAAGGTGAAGAAAAGGAAGTAACAACAATATATGCATATGAAATAACAGTAGAGTCTGATGTATTATCAAAATTTGATACTAATATGAAGTATATTAAGATGTTTGTTACTACTGAGTATTACGCTAATGACTATGTAGATGGTGTATACTATGATCCTAATATCTTATATAATGCAGAGATAAAGATGTTGCGTAAGTATTGTCAAACTTGTTTAGACGATAGATAGATGCAACTTTTAATGCTAATAGTATTTAAGAGGCAATTATTAGAATAGGCTATTGCTACTGCTCATAATAAAGAAGCACTATAGTTTTACTTGGATTTATGCAAATTGTTGAACGTTAATATTAATACTAAAACTGTTAATACAGGGTGTAGAACATGTGTTAATGGAGTATGTAAATTGTGAAAATATGTGCACATGTGATGAATTAAAATAGTTCCTATATATTGCATTGGACTACCATGGCAATATTGTAGTGATATCAGATTATGCTAAGTATCCTAATGCTTATGTGGATCCTAAAGATAATCAGATTACTTTTGATGCACCAGATGTTAAAGACTTTATTAAACCAGAAACAGAATTAATTTTTTAGAATGGAATATACGAAATTATTAGGTAAAGTTACACTTACATGTGACGGTAAACATGATTCTTCTAAATAGTATGATAGACTTTGTTTGGTCTATGATAATGATTATAAGTCTTTTATATCTATAAAGGAAGTACCTGTCAACATTAGTATTACTAATAAGGCATATTGGCAACCAGTAAGTGCAATATCTGCTGATGGTGAAGACATAATGGTTGATTATGACTTCAACCTTAAATTTGCAGATAAGGAATATGTACCAAATCAATTTAGTGGTTTGGGTAGAAAGTTATTGCGCAAACGTATTGTTAATAATATCAATCTACTTCAACAGTCAGATATAAATAGGGCTGGTACTATTTATAGAATACAGTATGATTATAACCTACAAGGTCAAACAATACAGATACCAGAAAACTGCGTATTGTTCTTTGATGGAGGTAGTATATCTAATGGTACTATTATACTGAATAATACTTTAGTATTACCGCAGTGTTTAGACATTGCTAAGAATATTAAATGTAATATTAGCGGCAATTATCAGAATGGTCAGATATACTATGATTCTACTTAGGATAAACTCATTGCTGTAATAGGACAGAAGTTAGTAGACTTATCAGAAAAAGGATCAGGTAGTGGTGGTTCAGTAAGTAATTATACTTGGATTAGATACGCTAATAATGCTAGTGGTCTTAATATGACTATGCAACCGCAAGCTGATACTACACACATAGGTATTGCTGAAAACCAAGCTGTAGAAACTCCTAGTTCAAATCCTGTAGATTATACTTGGATACTATTCAAAGGACCACAAGGAGAACAAGGTAAACAAGGAGAAAGAGGTATACAAGGACCTCCGGGAGAGAAAGGTGATCCGGGTAAAGATGGTGTTGACGGTCAACCGGGAGAATCAATTAAACCAAATTGGAATACATGGGTATTCAAACAATCAGAATTACAACCAAGTAAACCTAACTTCTTTATACCTACTCCGGGAGCAGCAGGTATTGATGGTTGGTTTGATGGTCCGGGATCTACTGGTAGATGGTGGATGTCAATGGGTTTGGTAGATGGTAGTACAGACACAGTAGCTACTTGGACAGATCCAGTACAATGTACAGGTGAAGACGGTAAGACTAATAGCTACATGGACTTCAAGTATGCTAAGAGTGCTGCTGAGACTATTCCACCTCCATTGGATAGAACTGTAAGATTCCCAGAAGGATGGACAGATGAACCGCCAACATTGATCAAAGGTGAATTCATGTGGATGATTAATGCGTTAATTGACGAAAATGATGATCTTGTTGATAAATGGGTGGGTCCTATTAGAATTACAGGTGAATCAGGTCCTCAAGGAGAACCGGGAGAAGGATTACCCGGAGTATCTTATAAGACTGTGTTTGCATATAAATCTAGTGAAGAAGAACCTGAAAAACCAGTAGGTGGATCATGGGATTCTGAAACTAACGAAGTAGTATATCCAGAAGGATGGCAAGGTAATGATCAGAAACTGACTCCTCCAATATGGATGTCAGATAGAACATTTACTTCTAATCCTGATATAGTAGAGGATTGGTCTACTCCAATTAAGATATCTGGTGCAGATGGTAAACCCGGTGCAGACGGAAAAGCAGATGAATTCATATATAAACGTACAGCAACTGCTGGTGACTTAGATAGACCTGATACTCCAACTAGTGAATAGATTGATGATTACGTACCTACTGACTTAGGATGGACCGATACTCCTAGAGGAGTGACTACTACTTATCAAGGAGAATGGGTCAGTACCAGAAGTAAGAAAGATGGTAAATGGGGTCCATTCAGTCAACCTGCATTATGGTCTAAATGGGGAGCTAATGGTCAGGATGGAGATGGTGTACAGTATATATTCTATAGAACTACTACCAATAATGACCCAGATAATCCAACTCCAAACAATACTAATTCAGATGCATATCAGGAAACTGGTGACTTTGAAGGTATAGAATATATCCCGGGGGGTTGGTCAGATGATCCAATCGGAGTAACAAAAGAATATCCATATGAATGGGTGTGTCAAAGAAAGTTCAGAGGAGGTAGATGGAGAGCATACACTGGACCATCGTTGTGGGCTAAGTATGGTAAAGACGGTCTTGACGGTTTAGGTAGTATTGTATTAGACTTAGATAATGAAATACAGTCAGTAGCTACAGATAGTTTGGGTAATGTAGTAGGTGGTTTACCACTTAATGCAACCTTAAGTGTGTACTATGGAACTGTGCAATTAAATCTAAGCTCATTAACTGTACGTCCTCCAGAAGGTGTTGTAGCTACTGCAGATAGACAATCTGGTATAATTACTGTTACATCTATTGCTAATACTACGGATACTACCATACGTATACCGATTGATGCTAGTACTGTGTATAACAATGAATTGATGGAACGTACTACGTATCTTACTATTAATAAGATCAAACCCGGTGCTGATGGAGAAGACGCTATTCTGTATTCATTAATGCCTTCTGTTGATGCTATCCATGTAGATAAGAAAGGTGTATCTGATGTAGTATTTATCACTTGTGGTATTAAGAAAACACAGGGTGCTAACACAGTAGAGTTATCTCAATTACCAAATGGTTATGCATTTAAATATGTAATTGATGAAGAGCTTGCCGAGAACTATACTATAGATCAAAACATATCTACTTCTTCAATTAAGAAGAAAATAATATTTATGCTTACTAATGGTGGATAGTTAGTAGATAAAGAAACTATCTATAAGATTAGTGATGGTAAAGACGGAGTAGATGGTGTAGGAGGTTTGGTTACAGACTTTGATAACGACATGATAGCTGTAGCGTGTGACTCTGAAGGTAATGTAGTTAGTGGATTACCTGTAACATCTACAGTAAGTATGTACTATGGAACTACTAAACTTACATTATATGAGAACCCAACATTGGGTGAAGTAGCGGGAGTAACAGCTACGTCGTCTGTATTAGGTACTATTACTATAACTGCTATTGATAAGTCAGCTCCTGAAGTAATAAGGCTGCCAGTATCTGTTAAAGCAATATATCAAGGTAATACTTATATAAGAGACGTAACCTTGACAATTACTAAAGTTAAACCCGGTGCTGATGGTCAAACTCCTAAGATATATCAGTTAGCTCCATCTGTAAGTGCTATTCATGTAAATAAGAATGGTACTCCGTCTGTGGCTAATGTATCATGTGGTATAAGATTATTCGAAGGAGATTCTACTACTACTGTAGATAGTACTCCATATGGTTATTACTTTGCTTATAAGATTGATAATGCTAGTGAAATGAGATACTATGCTAATAATACTATTGATACTAGTGGTATAGTAGCTTATATTACATTCTCATTATATGATCAAAGGAATAGTAGCAGTATACTTGTAGACCAAGAGACACTATATGTATTGAAAGATGGTGAGGACGGAGAATCTGGATCTGTACCTAACTGGAGTACTTATGTATATAAGAAGTCTAATTCTAGACCTAACAAACCAACATTTAAGAATCCTAGACCCGGTACTACTGGTATAGATGGATGGTTAGATTATCCGACTACTTCAGACGGTCAATGGTGGCAATGTGTTGGTATGGTAGATGGACCTAAAGATGAAGTACAAACGTGGTCTGAAGTTATACAGTTGAACGGTAAAAACGGTGAAGCTTTAGATGGTAAACATACAGAATTTAGATTTGCAGCTATGACCAAGGGCTATAACCCTAGTATTGCTACAACTGTTAGAAACCCAGCAGGTTGGACTACTACTGTACCAGTAGTTAATAGTTATGAATATCTATGGATGTCACATGCTGAGATATCTGCAGATGATGAACTGATTGGAGTATGGGATCAGCCTGTTAGAATCAGTGGGGAAGATGGTGCTGCTGGTGAACCGGGTGTTAGTCTATATACTTGGATTAAGTACTCTGATGATCAGCCTACATCTGATTCACAGATATATGATAAACCTAATATGTACACTAAGTATATCGGTTTAGCTTATAATCAAACTAGTTCAGTAGAAAGTACTCGTTATACTGATTATGAATGGGTTAAATGGGTAGGTAATGATGGTGTAAATGGTACTAATGGATTAAGAGGTAGACTTGTATATCCAGCAGGAACTTACATTCATAGTAAGACATATGAAGCAACTGATACTCAAGCACCATTTGTATTACAAGATGATGCATTCTATGTAATGAATAAAACTACTACATGGAATGGTCAAAGTCTAGGAGTTACTCCAGAGCAAGATTGGAATTCTAATGGAATAAATGCTACTTGGATATTGATGGATGACTTTGAAGCAGTGTATACTAAGTTACTGATTGCAGATAATGGTACACTTGGAGATTTCGTGTTCAATAAAGAGTACATGTTTAGTAAACAAGGTACTGATGCACTTGGGCAAGATTCGACCGATTATCAGAACTTTAATAGTACTGTTAAACCATTTTCATTTACAGATACATCTATATGGGCATATAATTTTAAAAGTAGCAGTAGTAATTACAATGGAACTATAACAAGTGATACTATAACCATTACTGGTAAGACATCATCTTCTGCCACAACGGATTATTTAATATGGACTCAAAGTAGTCATAAAGATCTTCCAGAATTTAATATAAATGTGAAAGGCGTTTCTAACAATGCCAACATATATCTATTATATTAGTATATGACAGAGGGTGGAATAAGAGAATCTATAAGAATAGATTACGATGGAAATTACGCTCTACCTAAAAGTTTTATACAAAGTGGTAGTCTAAAGTACGGTTTATAGTTGGTAGTAAATCTTGCAAGTACCTATTTAAGTGAGAATGTTGTGGTTACTTTATTACCTAATAAATTCAATCCAAATTTCTAGGTAAATGGGATTACTGGCGAAGTAACAATGAATAAAGCAACAGTAAAGGGAAGATTTAGTACTAATGCTGTAATTCATAAAGTTACTTCATTTACTACCACACATTCTCTAACTATACCTAATGATTATTCTTTTAAAACTTTGTATATAGTTAGATAGAGAGACGATGTAACTGTAACCAATAATACCATAGACTTATACACAGCTTCTTTTGCAACTCCAGATCCTGAATTTTACCCGGATGAATATTAGGCAGATCAAATGGTATAGGCTTAGCTAAATATAGTAAACTTAACTAGTTATAATGTAGATATACACAAAGGACCTAGTAGACTAGATCCCGGTTTTGTATTGCCTAATTCGGGCGGTTTTGGAAGTTGTGATACTATTCGACTATACAATGGAGGTAATGTTACTATAGATTTTATATATTTTAAGAATGAGTTATACGCCATGGGTAGTTAGACTAATGAATTAAGAGTAGTAAAAAATTCTGGAGATTTTGTGAAGACTACAATAGGAAGTTATACATATGCTGTTAATAAATCATTCTAAAAATGACAAACAAAGTAGACAATAAATTAAGATATAGTGCTATCATAGACAATAGGTCTGTGGTAGCAGCTATATGTATAAATGAATTAGAGTTTCTAATAACACAAACTGATTTCGTACAGGACAGATAGATACTACAATCTATGATTTGTGGTTGTGGTAGATAGATTGATACTGATAATCCATTGAAGTTAGAAACACTATGTAATATTATAGATTGTAAAGTTTGTAATTCATGTAAGACATGTAACATTTTTTAACGTTAATAAATATTATTAATTTTAAAACTAAATATTATGTTGATTGATTTTAGAAACATTACAATTAAGAACATTGAGGGAGAAGAATCTACAGTTGATATTTCTAAAGATTTAGGAAATCTATTGTATAATTCTGCAGTAAGCCAAGAAGGTTTAGAAATATCTAGAGAACTGTATCATAATGGTGAAATGGATGTTACTAAAGAAAATGTAGAAGTACTTAAAGGCATTATAGCTGGTAACTTCTTAGCAGTTATACAAGAATCTTTGAACCCTATTTTTGATAAGATCATGAACACTGAAGAAATCGAAACTAGTGCAGAGGAGATTAAGGATGAACAAACAACTTGCTAAATATACTGATAGAGAATTGTTAGAGTGGATCTACTTATTGTAGATCCATATTCTATCCAAAGTAAATGAGATAGATAACGACGATAAACAGTTTGGAATGAACTTAGCTGCAGATTTATTAGGTAGTGTAGTATATGACGCTCAACCAAGAACTACAAGATACGCAAATTAAAAAGATATAAAATGAAATACTTCAATATTAAAGAGTTAACAAAGTCTGCTACAGCTACAGCTAAGAAATTAGATAATACTCCTACAGAGTAGGCAGAAAAGAATCTAATTACTCTAGTAGAAAAGGTACTTGATCCGCTTAGAGAATTGTATGGTAAACCTATTATAGTTAATTCAGGTTATCGCAGTCCAGAAGTAAATAAGGCAGTTAAAGGAGCTAAGACGAGCCAACATGTATTAGGTGAAGCTGCTGATATAACAGCAGGTAGCAAAGAGGAAAATAAAAAGTTGTTTGAATTAATAAGAGATAATTTTGAATTCGACCAGCTTATTAATGAGAATAATTACTCATGGATACATGTATCGTATAGAGAAGGAAGACTTAGAAAATAGATATTAAAGCTTGGTAAATAAAGATGGTAAGATTTGTTAATTTTAGAGCAAGTGATATATAGCCCAATCCTGATGAAGTAATGTACTGGGTTGACCTTAGTACTGATCCACTTGGTGGTAGTATAAAGGTATGGAACGCAGAAGGATATTGGGAAACTATAAAAGTACTTCAAGGAACTCTACCTGAATTTGAAAACAGAATAAAGAAATGGGTAGAACAACAATTAAAAGACTTTGATGAGCATCTAAATGAAGAGATACGTCAATTTGACGGTAGGATTGCTATCATAAGTTAGGATATAGAGACACTAAAACTAACTAAGTAGGATAAGCTTATTGCTGGTTCAGGCATAGATATTACAGACAATGTTATATCATGTGTACTGGATCTTACTCTGTATAAGATAGTATCAGAACTACCTACTGAGGATATTGATACTACAAAGATATATTTAGTAGTTGATAGTGAAGGTACTCATGGTAATCTATATAAAGAGTATATCTATGTAGAGGAAGAGTGGGAACTATTAGGTGAATATAAAGCTGATATAGATTTATCCCCTTATCTTACTAAGGTAGAAGCTGCTGATACTTACGCTACTAAACTAGAACTGCAACAAGAAGTAAATCGTGCAACACAAGCAGAGATTACTGAAAAGAATAGAGCGTTGGCTGCAGAGGAACAACTGTCTAAAGATATTGATGCAGAAAAAGATAGAGCTCTTATTGCAGAAAGAGATAACTTCAACCGTATCATAAATGAAATTGCACGTGCAGAGGCTGCAGAAAAGGCTAACGCTAAGGCAATAGAAGATGAGGCAAAGCGTGCTATAGAAATTGAAACAGCTCTTGCTTCAGGAATGGTAGAAGAACAGAACAGAGCTATTGAAGCAGAAGAACAGTTACAAGGTGAAATATGGGCTGTAGATGCTAAAGTATCTGAACAGGGTGGTTCTTTAACTGATGCTATAAATGCTAATGCACAAGCTATAGCTGATGAAACTGCTAGAGCTACTCAGGCTGAAGATAATAATAGGAATCTTATTAATGCAATGGATACAGCTTATAAGGCTGCTGATACTGCAACTAATACTAAATTAGATAATGAGATTACTAGAGCTAAAGCAGCTGAGAAAACAAATGCAGATGCTATAGTAGTAGAAGCAGATCGTAATGATGCACAAGATACTTTAATTAGCAATCTGCAATCAAGCAAAGTTTCTACTGTTAACTTAGTATAGGATCCTGATAATGAGTTACATTATACATTGATGGTAGACTCTACTAATGCTGGTGAAATAAGCATACCTAAGGATAGATTCTTAAAGCAAGCTTATTATGATCCACAGAAGAAGAGCCTTATTTTTATATTTGTAACTGAGGACGGGGAACAAACTGTACCTGTAGATATTAGCGATCTAGTAGATACATATACTGCCGGTAATGGTTTAAGTCTAGCAAATAATAAGTTTAGCATTACTATTGATAGTACTTCTGATTCTTACTTAACTGTAGGAGCTAATGGCATCAAATTATCTGGTGTAGCAGCAGCCATTAACAAACTAGATACTGATTATAAAGCAGCAGATACTGCAACTCTTAATGCAGCTAAAGCATATACAGATACTAAAGCATCTGATATAACTGATACAGTTACACAACTACAATCAGATATAGAAGCTGAAGAAATCAGAGCTACGGACGTAGAGAATAGATTAGCAGGACAGATATTTGCATTAGATGCTGCAAAACAAGAAAGACTAGTTAGTGGTGAAACCATTAAGACTGTTAATGGCAGTTCATTACTAGGAGCTGGTAACATTGTCATTGAAGGTGGTAGCGGAGGAGGAATTGATGATGCTCCGTCTGATAGTAAAGAATACGTTAGAAAGAATGCAGCATGGTCAGCATTACCTACTAGATCTGTAACTCCAGTTGCTGATTCGTTAGTATAGAGAGACGGATCTGGTAACCTAATAATTAATAAGGGTTCCATTAATTTCAACAATAATATGGAATGGTGGATGCAGGTTAATTCTGATGGTAACTTCATACTTAACAGTACTGGTAATGCAAATAAGTTCTTATATCATGGAGACGAAGTAGGTACTTTAAAGAATCTTTATGTTTTGAAAGAAACACTAATAGATACTACATCATTAGATCAATACACATACTATCCTGTAACTATAGAAATATCTTCAGCTTATAATTCTAGAATAGAAGTTCATTCAGCGTTATATCTTTCTGGTACACCAGAATGGTCTACACATGGCAATGGATTTACTACTCATTTTATAGAAGAAGTTTATGGTAGTGGATGGGGAGCTAATTATTCTACTCACAGAAGAATAATTGATTACCAATATAAATATACTAATAATGTACAACCTATTGGTAAAGTAAGACAGATGGGAAATTCCTCAGAAGAGGTCATTTGGGTAAGAGGGGGAGCTAAGTATTATTTTGAAACTAGTAGAAACGCTACTCCTATATTACATACCGTTGCTTACACGAATAGTAATGATACGGTGTATCCTACAGGAACTGCTGATATGACTAATGCCGATTATAGTACTCTTAAAAGAACTATGGTTGAAACTTCTGATACGAATGTTTCTGCTACTGGAGATTCGCTTGTAAAAAGAGATGGTAACGGTAGTATAATAAATATCAGTTATTAGACTACACAAAGAGTAAATGACGATGGAACTATATCTGCTATCTGGGTAGACAATGGAGATGGTTGGTTAAGACGAAGAACTTTATCTAGCTTTAAAACACAAATATCAGGTACAGGACTGGATGCAGATACATTAGATGGTCAATAGGATACTGCTTATTTAAGATATAGAAGTACTACAACAACGCATGATGATAATACACTATGGGATAAGATAGGTATTAAAGAATATTCTTCAGCTAATCCAGATCAGCTAGATGCGCCGTTTAATTATGGAGCCGCTATATCATTACCTGCAGGTTCGAGAAGATTTGATATATGGTATTCTGATAACTCGTCAACTAATTCTACTTAGAGAGGAATATTCTATAGAACTGGTTGGAATGTAACTAAAAATCCATGGGTTAGATTCTTAGATGCCTATGATATGGATACTACCAATACAGCAAACAAGATTCCAGTTAGAGACGCTAACAAACAGATATTAACTAGTGGTTATAAGAAAGAAGGATCTAGTGATTCATATGTACTACTTGGTGGTGGAGGTCATGTACTGTTGGCAAAAGGAACAACTGGTAATACTATGGTACAAAGAGATGCTGATGGTATTGTATATGGTAAGTATTTTTACACAGAACAAGAAGATGAAGCAGTTGGTACATCTATATCTTCAGTGTATATAAAGAGTACAGATAAAATTATTAGAAGAGTATCCTTTGCTAACTTTAAATCAGCATTAAACATTCCTTCTGCATACACATTACCAACCGCATCTAGTACTACTTTAGGTGGAATCAAAGTAGGAGCAGGATTATCAATTAGTAATGGAGTGTTATCTGCTAATGGAGGTGGCACAGCTGATTCAGTAGCGTGGGCAAATGTAACAGGTAAGCCAACATGGATAGGAACTGCTAAACCAACTTATAGATTAGATGAAATAGCATCATCAACTAACCAGACTGTAGATGCTAGTACTACACCTGTATCTAGAAAGAAAATAGTCTATGTAGGTAAATCAGGTAATGGTTGTATAAGTGCAGTTGCATTAGGTATACGAAATGTAAATGGATCATTTGGTCCAGCTGTATTATCATTGGGTACTAAAGATACACCATCAGATACAGCAGCTATTGATGACGGATGGGTAGATTACCAATTCCAAACTAGTGGTAGAATTGCATCTAAGGCAGGTACATTTGCAGTAATGTCTGATATTCCTACTTCATTAAAGAATCCTAATGCTATCAAGTTTACAGGAGCAGTTACTGGTACTTATGATGGTTCTTCTGCAGTTACTTTGAATATACCAACTATTGCTGGACCAAAAGGTGATACTGGTGAGAAGGGAGAAAAAGGAGATACAGGAGCTGCAGGTGCAGCAGCAACTATTACTAGTGCTAGTGCAACAGTAGATGCAAATGTAGGTACACCTTCAGTAACAGTAACACTAGGTGGTACTTCAAATGCTAGAACATTCTCATTTGCATTTAAGAATTTAAAAGGTAATACAGGTGCAACCGGTCCTGCAGGAACTACTACATGGTCAGGTATAACTGGTAAACCATCTTGGATAGGTACAAGCAAACCTACTTATACATGGAGTGAGATTACTAGCAAACCTAGCTGGATAGGATCTAGTAAACCTACATATGCTTGGTCTGAAATCTCAAGTAAACCAAACTTTGCTACTGTAGCTACAACTGGTTCATATAATGATTTAAGTAATAAACCTACTATTGATAGTTCATTATCAAGTACTAGTACTAATGCCGTACAAAACAAAGCAGTGTATTCTAAGATTAATGAAGTATCAAATAGTATTGCAACTGTAGCTAGTGAGGTTCTTAGTGATGCATTGCAACGTATGACCCAGAGTCAATACAATGCTTTATCTAGTAAAAATCCGGGAACATTATATATAATTATTGGTTGATATGATTAATAATATTTATATTGGTACAACTAAAGCCGATACCTATTACTTTGGTAATGACTAGGTGGATAGAATTTATAGTGGAGATGTTTTAGTATATTAGAAGGAGGATGAGTATGTATTCACTACTGATACTACTTCATTGAACTTTGGTGCAACAGATTTTGATGCTTAGGTTCCACTAATTGAATCTTTAAAAAATGGTTTAGAACAACCATATGATTTTGCTATTGCTAGTCACACATGGATAACTGTAGAAATGCTATATAGCCCACCAGATGAAGTTACAGGGTTAATATCAACTACAGCTGAAATTACAGTAGCAGCTAATACTAGTAGTAATTTTAGAATTGGCTAGGTTACGTTTATGTAGAGAGAAAGTGGACAAACCTTAACTATTAATATATCTCAAGAAGGTAATGTAGTAACTACTACCTTCCATCCTACGAATTTAAATTTTGAATAGAAGGGGGGCACTAAGTATTGTACTTATACTCCAGAAAACGCATTCGCTCAATACACACCCTAGGGAAATTATACTTGGCTTACTACTACAATGGCTAATGGTACAATGACTATTAAAGCAACTACTAATTTAAAAACTTCTGCTAGGACTGCTACATATGATATTGTAGTAGGCAGTGATAAATATACCTTGTATATAACACAAGATAAATATATAATGTCTTAATCGGACTAAGAACAATCAATAGATAATTAATAAATATTTATGAAAGAGAACATCATTTTTTTACCAAGTAAGATAGCTCCCAATCCTATGGAAGCTTCTTACTGGATAGATTTAAAAGAAGATCCGACTGGAGCTGTCATCAAAGTATGGAATGGCGCTACATGGAAACCTATTAGTGGAGACACTGAAGTGGTAGCTATGTTACAGGAAGAGATTAAAAAGAAAGCTACTAAGGCTACTACTTTATCTGGTTATGGCATTCAAGATGCATATACCAAAGATCAAGTAGATGCAAAAGTAGCATCAGTATACAGAGTAAAAGGATCAGTTGCTGATTTTGATTCATTGCCAAGTATTGCATCAATAGGAGATGTGTACAACTTGGATGATACAGGAGCTAACTACGTATGTATTACAGCTAGTCCTGCAGAATGGGATAAATTATCTGAAACTGTAGACTTAACAGGTTGCATTGCATCTGATGTAGTATCTAATGTAGTTTATATGACTCAGGCACAATACGAAGCATTATCGGTTAAAGATTCCAAAACATTATATTTAATTTACTAATAATATGAAATTACAGAATAATGACATAATAGCAGCTTATCTAGGTGCTTAGACTATTTCTGATATTAATTTAGGAGACAACAATGTCTTTGCTAATTACTACGGAGTTAGTTTTCCGTTAGAACCTCAGAATACTCTTATGACTAGAATAGGTTATATGCCTTGGCATAAGTCATTACCTATTCAATCTAAAATGAAAACATGTACTATTACTTCTGATGGTACTGTTAAATATATCAATGCATCTGATAGAACTAAGTATGAAGATGGAACTGACAGAGATATGACGCTTAATACTATGGTAGAAATACCTGAATTCTGGTATAAGTGTATGAAGAATGATACAGACGTTTTCCTTAACTTGTATGTTAATGATCCTAAACTAGCAGACGTGGAACATGTAACTAAATTCTATATTTCAGCATATGAGGCTACTACAGTAGATGATAAGTTGATGTCAGTTAATAATGGTTCTACCCCTACAGTATCTATCCCCAGAACTACTATGCAATCTAGAGCTAGAGCAAATGGTAGTGAGAAATGGAATATGTATACTTATAAAGCACATAGAATACTTACTATTCTTTACTTAGTAGAATACGCATGTACTAATAGTCAAGCAACTTACAATGCTACATTAACTTCAGAAGGATATAGACAAGGCGGACTTGGCACAGGTGTAACTGGTGCAGGTCAACCAGTTAAGAATGGTTCTAATATATACTCAATTGTTCCATGTGGTACTACAGATTCACTAGGAAATGCTACAGGTGTAGTTTCATTCACTTGGAATAATACTAATGCAGAAGGTGCTACTACATCTACATTCAATTATAATGTACCTAGTTATAGAGGTATTGAGAATCCATTCGGGCATGTATGGAAGAATGTAATAGATGTATTAGTACACTTTAATTCTACTGATAATTGTAACGATGTAATGATGAATAGTAATCTTGCTACATTTGGTTCAACTACAATAGGTGATTACACGTTACAAGGACAGACATCAATTAAGGAAGGATATAAGAAACAGTTGGTATATAATTCTGCATTCGATTTATTCCCATCTAAAACTGAAACGTTTGGAGCAAATACTACAACATATTGGTGTGATTATAATTATACTAATAATAGTACGTCAGACAGAACTTTCCTTTTGGGTGGTGACGCGTCTTACGGCGGTAGTGCTGGGTGGCTCTTTGTGTATTCTGGCCTTGGGCTTGGTGGTTCCGATGCTCCTGTCGGTACTCGGTTAATCTATATACCGTAAAAATATAGAATTTTGTAAAATAGTTAGGTTGTTCTCTTGCATTTAGGTAGTAACACGACTAACAGCAGTAATGCTAGGTTACTCAATGTGAATTCTAACAATGAGCTTAGTAATTCCAATGCTAATGTCAGTACACTGATCCCCAAAACAGAAAAAATATTTAAAAAGCACTGTCAGAGAAGACCTTACCTCTTGGTAAAAAACGACATTTTAAGACACTGTATTAGTAGCGAAAGCGAAAATTCGGTATGGGATTTCAGATGAAAAGATATAATAATTTATTTGAATAGATTGTTAGCTTAGACAATCTTTATCTAGCTGAAAAGAAGGCTAGAAAAAATAAGACTCATAGACCAGAAGTTATTGAATTCGATAAGAATAAAGAACAACTTCTGTTAGAGTTATAGAAAATGTTAATCGAAGGTACGTATGTAACATCTCCGTATTATGTCTATAAGATATATGAACCTAAAGAAAGAGAAATCTTTAAGTTACCTTATTATCCAGATAGAATAGTACATCATGCTATAATGAATATTATGGAACCTATATGGGTATCAACCTTTGTAAAAGGAACATATAGTTGTATTAAGAAACGTGGTATCCATAAAGCAATGAAAGATGTTAAAGAATCTTTGAAAGACATATAGGGAACTCAATATTGTCTAAAGTTAGATATTAGAAAGTTCTATCCTTCAATAGACAATGATATACTTAAACAAGTAATAAGAAGGAAGATAAAAGATACTAAGCTATTGAACTTGTTAGATGGTATAATAGATTCTGCGCAAGGAGTTCCTATCGGTAATTACTTATCACAATTCTTTGCTAATCTGTATTTAACTTATCTAGATCATTATATTAAAGAAGTTCATAAGATAAAACACTATTTCAGATATGCAGATGATATTGTAATATTACACAGTGATAAGAAGTATCTTAGATATCTGTATGAAGATATTAAAGATTATTTAGAGAATCAACTTAATCTAAGGTTCAAAGATAATTGGCAGATATTTAAAGTAGATTCTAGAGGAATAGATTTTGTAGGTTACAGATTGTTCCATACACATATACTTCTTAGAAAGAGAATCAAACAAAACTTCTGCAGAAAGATAACAAAACTAAATAAAAAAGATATTGATAAGGATGATTATAAACAAAAAATATGTAGTTATATAGGTTGGATTAAACATTGTAATGGAAGGAATTTATTCAGTAAAATGTTGAAATATAAAGAGCTATTAGAATACGTTAACATCCATAGACCAAGTAAAACATAACATACTTATATACGTTTTATAGTTATATCTCAAAACGATTATCAGCCCTAGCAGATCAAGTTCAGCCGGGGTTTTTACTTTTAAACTATTATCAAATGTTTTTAGAATTCTTGCCACAAATACTTACAGGAGTAGCTTCAATTTTGGCTTTATGGTTCACTTATAACCAGTACACAAAGAATAAGATAACTGACTATAAGATTGAAAAATGGAAAAAGCAAGAGCATGTTAACAATGTTAAGAATGCTAGAAATATAGCTACTATTTATGGAGAACTATGGGAACTCCTATACTTCTTAAAAGCTGACAGGGTATATCTTATCCAACCGCATCCTCTATATAGAGAGATGTACATATCTGCTACACTAGAAGTAAAACAATATGGAGTATCTTCAGTAAGAGATAGTTTGTCTGATATCAAGATTGAAACAATCTCTAAGTTCGTATCTGATTTGGCAAATACTGAATATACATTTATAAACGATATAGATTCATCAGACTTTCTGGATAACAAGATTAAGTCAATCATGACAGGTAATGGTTGTCACTCCGTTGCTATCAGAAGATTAAGTGATGAAAAGAATAATTGGATTGGATCTATAGTAATAGGTTACATACATACTTTTGATGATAACGTAGATCCACAACTTATCGAAAAAATGTCTAGATCAAGTGCACTTTCGATCTAGTACATATTACCAGAATTCAAAACAGAATAACATGTTATTAAAAAGCTTTTTCAACAAATTGGCAGTCACTATCATAATTGGTTTGACTGCCTTTTGTTTTTTTTAGAGATAGAAAATAAAGACACTAGATAAAAGTCTAGGTCAAGTAACAAACAATTACAAGTATTATCAGGAATTAAATAGCAAACTAAAAGAAGATAATAGAACTTTACAACTTACTATAGGTGATTTGAATAATAGTAAAGATAGTTTAATTACTGAAGTAAAGAAGGTTTAGAAAGAACTTAAAATCAAAGATAAGAATCTCTAGTAGGTACAAGTAATCAATACAGAAATGAAAGACTCAGCATCAGTTGAAATAAAAACTAAGAATGTTGACTTTAGTGAAAAACTAAAGCTAAATGAATTAACTACTATCACAGTAAATAGAAAAGACTCAATCTTAACAGCCATACTAGATTTAAGAAATTCCTAGATACTATTTGTAGAAGAAAAAAAAGAATATCGTAATTAGTATAAAAATGGCTTCTAGAGATTCTTGCACTTTGATTGGAAGAAAGATCGTGTCAGAAAGTATCAAATACATAATAGCAACAAACTTATAAAGGTAACTGATACTAGAATCGTAGAAGTTACTAAATAAAAATAAATCAATCTATTAATATATTAATCAATAATAAAATGAATACAAAGCAAAGAAGGAGGCTTTAGCTAAGTATGAAGAAGAAATGAATAAGTGCGACGCAATACTCAAGTAGTTGGATTATTAGGAGGAAAACTTGAAACAAGAAGATCCTAGAATAAAAGAATTACAAGAACAAGTTGCAGAATTAAAAGGATTAATAAAGCAAGCAGGTAATATGGTTCCACCTTAGATGAAATAGATGTTACCATAGAATATGCAAAAAGCAATGAATGAGGCTAGTTAATACTAGCCTTTTTTCATTTATAGCCCCAAGAACAAACGCTATTAGTTCATATGGTCTATTGTATTACTTACTACGTAAAGTGGCTAGAAACGCCTTAAAATACGTTATTATTATATTTAATAAATAATGCATTATGAAATTAAACACATTGAATACTTTAATTGATGATATTCTACTTGAATTGCGCAACAGTTCTATTGCCGAATCAGAACATATAAGTAGAATACAAATCGAGCAATGGATTCACAACTACAGAGCTATGTTAATTAAATAGGATATTGATAAAGGAAGAGATATCAATCCTATGTATGTATAGACTCTGCCTTGTATTCATTTAGATCGTGTTGAGTGCACTCCCGGTCATATCGAATATGTAAGTAATATTGAATTACCAAAGCTTATAGACTTTCACTTTAGAACTGGATTAGTATCTGTAAAAGATATGTTTGGCAATTTAATCTAGTTAGGAAGTGAAACAAAAAACAAATATCAAAAGTATAGGAAATATACATGCAAAGACTACATAGCATACCTGAAAGGTAATAGAATATATGTAGATGGTGGTAACCATCAGTTAGAATATATTGAGGCAGATGTTATATTAGAGAACCCAGCTGATGCAAACGAATGCTTTGATCCAGATATGCCTTATCCAGCACCAGCTCATATGATACCAACTATTAAAGATTTAATCTTTAGTAAAGAATTAAATATAATGCCAAAGATGCCTACTGATGAGACTAATAACTCTAGAGATGATATGTAGAACATTTATAAACAGCAGAAATGACACACAGAAAATCTTACACAATAAGTGACTTCTATTAGTTCTACCTATCTAATATTGAAAGAGATACTGTATATGATATTGATTATAAAGTGTACAGACAAATAATAGAAGACTATTTTAAATTTATAGCAGACTAGGTTATTGAACATAGTAGAGAATTTAAACTACCATGCAGATTGGGTAATCTAAGTATAGTAAAACGTAGACCTAAGAACTTTGATAATAAGAGTCTGAGGATTGATTATCATGAAAGTGCTATACAAGGTAAAGCAGTATACTTTATCAATGAACATAGTGATTACTATAAATTTAGATATTACTGGAGCAAGAAGGATTCATTGTTAACTAATAAAACTAAATATTAGTTTGTAGCCTCTAGAGCTAATAAACGTAGATTAGCTTAGATAATAAAGAATAGAGAACATGATTATATTACAATTAAATAACAGCTATGATAGACAATAAATTAGTTAGTTCAAAGGCTGTAATAGCAAAGGTCATAGCTGATCTTGATCTCAAAGAAGACGAAATCAAAATTACAGATGTGCGAGAGTGGATTGGTGAGGCTATGGAAAAGATAGGTGCTATATAGCAACTAGAACATAAAGTAGAAAATATTCCTGTAATAGGTTATTAGGCAAAGTTGCCATGTGACTTATACAGATTAAATTAGGTAGCATTCTCATTTGAGAATAGTTGTGGTTGGTTGCCCATGAGAAAGGTTACCAACTCTTTTGGTGTTTATACCAAATGTGACAAATGTGATCCTAATATGATAATAGGTGATAATGCTCTTATACCTTTAGTAAAGAATCTATATAACCTTATAGACGATAGATCTGCATTAGATATCATTAACTCTGATCCTAATGTTAAAAAAACATTAAGTGCTTTGATAAATCAATATACTATACCTAGTGTAAATGGTAGACTCATAGTAGGTAATCCGGCATCATTAAACGGATCATTACAATACTCTACTAAACCGGGTTATATTACAGTAAATGTTCCTTGTGGTTGGGTTAAGATATCTTATCATGCTATCATTACTGATGAAGATAGTATGCCTATGATACCAGATAATCCTTCTTATTTCGAAGCTATATTTTGGTATGTGGCTATGAAGTTATCTTATCCTAAGTACCTAAAAGGACAACTGAATCAGAACATATACTATGATATGAAGAACTCATGGAACTTCTATCGTAGACAGGCTTACGCAGAAGCTATGATGCCGGGTGTAGATGAAATAGAATCTATCAAGAATGATTGGCATAAGTTATATACAGAGTTTGATGATCATGATACATTCTTTGCTACCACTGGAGATGAACAAATAATATATAATTAGAATAGATTATGACAAATACTTTACAAACTAACAGTTTCGTAGGTGGTATGAATATGGATATTGATATTCATGCAATACCTGAGAATCAGTATAGATATGCTGAAAACATCAGAATCATTACTGATACTGAAGGTACTAGTGGAGTATTATAGAATATTCAAAACATTCATACTGTGGATGGTGGTGACTTTATAGCAGAAGATGAAATAGTACTATATGGTGTTACTGTAGATAAGTATGCTGTCATTCTTACTGTAGATAGTAAAAACATAAATAGAGTATATAGAGTATCTGATTATAACAATTTACCATTAAAACACACTGTAGTAATAAAAGGTAAACTGCAATATAGTAAAACTAATAGAGTTAAAATAGTAGCTAACTATGAGGCTGAGAATAACATTAAGATATACATAACAGATGGTAATACTCCTATTAGAGTATTAAACATCATGGATAATAAATATGTATATGAACCGGGTGTTACAAATGACTTGTTAGATAGTGAAGGTAATATTAAGGATCTTAGTATACTTGACTTAACGCCTAGCTCTTTACTTAGTCCTCCTAAAATAGTAGATTTAGGTTCTGGTAATCTGTAGTCTGGTACTGTACAGTATGTCTATCAGTTATTTAATGTCAGAGGATCAAATACTATTATGTCTCCTTGTAGTGGATTAGTACACTTAACAGATAGCAATACCTCTAGCAGTTTAAATGAATATCACGGTTTAGATAAAAAAGTATCTACTGGTAAATCAGTTAAGATGTCTATTGATCTAGTAGATAAAACTACTGGTATAAATTATAATAGTTTCTATAATAACTGTAGAATATTTAGAATATTCTATAACGATAATACCGAACTACCTACAGTAGATGTTATAGCTGAGATCAAATCATCTGGCAGTGCAACTAGTATTGAATATGAGGATTTAGGTGGAGCCCCTATTAATACTATTACTTTAGAAGAATTGAATTCTTTAACAAATAATTCGTTTGTAGCTTCTACCATTGAAAAGAAGGATAATAGATTATTTGCTGCTGGCATTAAAGAAAATACTTGGAGAACTGACTATGATGCTAGAGCTTATAGATGTACTAAAGAAGGTAGATTAATACTTAAATCAGCTAGTGGTCAGAATGATATTGATGTAATGTTACCAGAGTATGGTTCCGCAGCATGGAAGAATATACTATCAGATATAGATCCTGAACATGATTGTATCAATCCATATAACTCTGTAAAGGGATAGCCAACTGCTAACGATAATCTACAATATAGTAATAAGGTTGAAAGAGGTGCTAGAATATTAGGCGGTAGTGGTATAAATGTAAGCTATAGATTTGTTTATACTGAACTTACTATGGATACTATGCAGTCTATGAATACATCTGCTACAGAAGGTCATGACTATGCTAAAATTCAAGTACTTCCTCAGACTACATCTTCTATGACATTCTATTTCTTAGATGGACTAAAAGATACATCAATAAATCGTAGTATTCCAGAGTATTCTAGATAGATGAATTATGCAGATCCATACATTGATGCTAATTTCAGAGGATATTAGAGAGATGAAATATATAGATTTGGTATTGTATTCTATAACAATAAAAGTATTCCATCTAATGTTAGTTGGATTGGAGATATTAGGATGCCTAACGCTCACGAGTACCCAACCTTCTTTGCAGGAGAAAATCTTATTGGTAAAGCATTAGGATTACAGTTCGAAGTATCTAATGTACCAGAAGGAGCTGTAGCATACGAAATAGTAAGATGTAGACGTACAGTTGATGATAGAACTGTATTAATGCAAGGAGTTATATCAGAGATAACTAACTATCCATATAAGTATATAAACAAAGGTGATGAGCCAGATAATAGTTATAGACCTAGGATACCACTTGGATATACAGATCAGGATATACCAGTTAAGTATACTAAAGCTGGTAGAATGACAGAAATATATGCTGAGCAATCTTCTACATTCTTTAATGATAGAGTAACAAAGTATTATGTCACATTCATAAGTCCTGAATTGGATATAACTGGTGAAAGTTTGGTTGGCAAACTTAAGAATGCTCATGCTGAATTATTATATTACTTACACCCAATAGCAAGTAAAGGATATTGGTACAGAGCAGCTAATGGAGCAAATATATATTCAAATAAATATTTTATAACTCCTAATAATACAAACTGGGGATTCTCATCAGATAGAGTAACAGAATCAAAACTCATAGGTTGTTATAATAGTGATGTGAATGGTTTTGTAATAGCATCTGAAGAATTTGCTACAGAACAAACAGTACACTCTATATCTAACTTGATAGGTAAAAGATACATACTACATAATACTGCAATATCTGAAAGTAGATTAACTGTTGATATTAATAATAACTCAATATTTCCACCAATTATGGCAGGAGGAAATATCATGGCAGAGAAGATGCAGTACTATAGAACTATTGGTGATATCAACTATTTGAACTTAGGTCATATCCACAATAGTGATGGAGATAACAACGGAGCACGCAGAGCAGGTCCGTTTGGTTATTGTGCAGTATTAAATGGAGATTTTACCAAGATACCTAAGTTTCATAGGGTAGATGGTGTAATACAAGCTAATTACAATATAACAAGTGTAATAGGTTCTTAGGATATATTCTTGAATAAGGCATGGTTTGAATTACCAGTAGTAAATATAAAACTTAGTAACATACCATATGGTGGTAATAGTTACATAGCTAGAACTAACTCTACATATATCAGTACTAATTCATTTACTACAATAGGACCCAGTGGTGGTCAATCTTTAGTATATGGTGGTGATACTTTTATTGGCGTTCATGATCATAGGACTGCCAACGCATTCCCAGATCCGGGTAATGGAGATTATAGAGCATCGTTGATAAGTTGTACAGACTATATACCAGTAGAAAGTAGTATTAATCTTGCACTACAATATGGTGAAACTACTAGTCGTAGCTGTGAAGGTATGGATGATTATACTAATCCATATTTAGGTACTACTATAGATGGAGGTACACTAGGCAATTATAACAAGCAAACTAAACCATATTATGCATATAATGATGCATATTCTGTTCAAGGAGATGCAAAGAAATATGTTACTGAATCTGCTTACGCAATAACTAATGCTAATAATATAAATAGAATAGTATATTCGCAAGCTAAGATTAATAATGAAGTAACAGATAGTTGGTTACAATTTAAATTTGCAGATTACTTAGATGTAGACAATCAGTATGGTAAGATAACTAATCTTAAATCATTTAACGACAAACTATTCTTTTGGCAAGATAGTGCATTTGGAATAGCATCTGTAAATGATAGATCTCTTATTACTGATAACAATATTAGTGAACTTACTCTAGGTACTGGTGGTATATTAACTAGATATGACTATATTACTACAGGAAATGGTTCATCTGTTATAAATGATAACAGTATAACTAACTCTGATTTTGCATTATATTGGCACGATAGAGATAAAAATGAATTATGTCAATTCTCTGATACTATACACAAGTTATCTAAAGAGAAAGGAGTACAGACTTATTTGAACGCTAATCCAAACTTTGTAGTACATGATTCATTCTACGATAATGAATTCAATGAGGTAAGGTTTTGTTTCAATAATAGAACATTAGTATACAATGAATATACATAGAGTTTTACTTCATTCTATACTGAAAATCCTACTAATCATTTGAAGTTTTCTGACAAATTGTTATACATCAAAGACAATAATGTGATGCAAACTGAAAATCGTGCGTTAAATGTAATGGAGTGTAAGATACAGTATATTATTAATAAAGATATACTATATACTAAGACATTTGACAATGTATTCTTTAGTGGTTAGTTTAGAGACATAAAGAGAATGCTTACTGATGCTACATTTAGAACTACGGATCAAGTAGGTACTATTACTTAGGATTATGTAAATGGTGGTTATGCTATAGATCATAGAGAAAACACATATAGATTTGCTATAGGCAGAGAATAGAATAGTGATGATACGTTATCATATCCGGGTAGATTAAGAGGTAAGTACTTAATATGTGATCTTACTTTGAATTGTGGAGAACAACACAACTTTACTCTCCCTAATATTAATACAACATATAGATACTCATTAGTATAATGAAAAAAAAGAATAAGATAAATAAATACCAAATGGGCGGGTATAATTTTAATAGTGATTATATAAAGTCAAGATACTAGAATATAACTAGCAATCCTTTGCAACCTATTAGTCCTGCAATGTCTGCTCAAGTTCCATAGAAATTATCTGGAGATCCTATACAGATACAACCATATAATCCTAGTACAAGTCCTAATATAATGGGAGTAGCAGATGGAATGATAGGTGGAGCAGGTGATATGTTAACTCTAGTAGGAGGTAATTCTAATGCGTCTACTGGTAGAGAAGCTGTTAAAGAATCTGTATAGAGTGTATTCAAGGGAGCTGCTACTGGAGCTAAAATGGGAGCTGCATTAGGACCTGTTGGAGCCGTTGTTGGTGGAATAGGTGGAGCTGTAGTTGGTTCCATAGGTAAAAGTGGTAAAGTACAAGTGAATGGATTCTATGAGGATCCTACTCTTACACTGGGTACGGGATTTAAAGGAGCTGTACAGAATAAAGGTCTTAGAGAAAAGTACAGAAGAGAAAAGGAAAGAGTATCAGGTAATAGATTTGCATTGCAAAATAGTGCATTATTGAATGCTGATTGGAATGAAACATATGATCAGTATGTAGATACTATGGCATATGGAGGTACTACTTCTAGTCTGGCTTATGTAGATGATGGTGAGCTTATTAATACTCCAGATGGTAACATATTAGAAGTACCAGAAGAAGGTAAACCTACAGATAGTAATTTAGTAAATATTCCGGAAGGCAGTAGAATATTAAGTGATACTTTGAAAGTACCCGGAAGTAAAGAAACATTTGCACAAATGGGTAAAAGAATGATGTCTAAAAAGAAAAGTAAAGGCAAAGACAAATATGCTGAGAATTCAGCCAAATTGAATTAGATGAATGATCAAATGATTCATGATCAATTATTTAATCTACAAGAATCTATAAAGAGTTCTAAAAATAAATCTATAGATAAGTTTAAGGATGGTGGTACCAAACGAGGATTCAGATATAGAGATAATTCTGGAAAAGAATATGATTATCAGATAGGTGATACATTTGATTATAAAGGAAGAAAATATAAAGTAACAGATAGAAATAGCGCTGTACCATTAGGTGACAAATACTCTGGTTTCAACGCAAATATGAATCCAGATAATATATTGACTTCTTTATATTAGACAGAAGGATTACCAATCAATCTACCAAATGTAGATGCTTCAGCATCAGCCATTGCAGCCAATAGAATAGCTAGAAGACCTAGAGCAAAGATGGTAGATACTGTCAATAACGAATTAGATCTTAGTAATGAGACTATAGATAGACTAGGAACAGAGAGAATACCTACAAGCTATTCAGCATCTCCTACTCGTAAAAGAACCGTTTCAAGCTCTACTGCTGTACCTGCTACTAGATCTACTAGAACTAATGTAACTACTACTGATCTACCGCTAATAGATAATGCATTAGATTTAAGTACAGAATAGCCTTCTAGACTTGGACAGGAAACAATCTATACTACTCCTTCTACAGTGTCAACTGAAGTACCAGAAGCAGGTTCTACAAGGAGTCCCCGTATTAGAAATAGTTTTGATTGGAGAAAATTAGGTCAAGGATTAACAGATTTAGCAGCTTTAACTCCAGTACTATCTAATCTAGGAACTACTGCAGAAAGTTTTGATACAGTATATAATCCATATTCTAGTCAAATACTTAGTACTATGGCTGGTAGAAAATATGATATTACTCCAGCTAGAAGAGCTATCAGAGAGAACAGAGCTATATCAAACTACAATGCTTCTCAATCTAATACAAATACAGGAGCTAGTATGGCTTACAGATTACAAAGTCAGGTAGCTGCTGATAAAGCTATTGCAGATTTATATTCACAGAAAAGTAATATTGAGAATCAATATAAAGGTGAATATGCGAATACTCTTAACAATTTAGGACAACAATTTGTATCTGCTCGTAATATGTCTACTGACCTGAATGCTAGAAGTAGAGCCGCAGCTAGAAATATTAACAGAGAAGCTTTATCACAGATAAGTAACTACGCACAAAACAGAAGATTAATGAATAATCAAAAGTATAGAGACATGGCTATGCTGGATGCATATGCTCCTTTCTTAGAATATATATATAAGACAGAAGATTATTCTAACTTAATGAGTAAATTTAGAAGATAATATGGCAGCAAATATGTACGATCAAGCCGCATAGGCTTAGTTTATTAATACTTATGCTCCAATTAATTTTGGAGAATTATTTAGAATTGGTGCAGCACAGAAAGAAGAAATGGATAGAGCTGCTCAACAATTTGGAGCATAGTTGTAGAAGTTTGGAGAATTTAGATCACCGTCTGCTATAGATACTCAAAGATATTATGATCTTACTATTGGTAGATAGGATATACAAGATGCTATAAATCAAATGGTATCCAATCCAGATGCTTTGAAGGATGCTTCTTTTAGATCTAGTTTACAGTCGTTAATTAATAATATAGATTACTCTTCATTGAGTTTACTTAAAGAAAGTGCTGATAACTTGAGGCTTGGACTACAGATAAGATCTAAAATGATGGCTGAAGGAAGGTATAATAGAGAATGGGATGACTCTGATATACCTAACTATAATACATTGGATACAGGAAGAGTGTTTGATGATATTACTCCTGTAGCATTTATGAATGCAAATGAGTTGAGTACTCCATATTTTAATGATTTAAAACGAGGTTTCCTAGGTACTAAATACATTAATGGAACTAGATATATCGTTAGCGGTAATAACATGGACGACTTATATCAGGTTGCGTCAGCTAAATTTAATGATCTTATAGACACTCCTTAGGGCAGAAAATATTATGAAAGTTTTATTAGAAGAAATGGAGGAGATGCAGAAGCAGCCAAAAGTCAATTTATTGATATGATAGCATAGTCACAAATTGATAGAACTATTAGACCAGACTATGAAGTAGATCCGTCATACATACAAGAGTTGAAAAATGCAGGAAGAGGCGGTTCGGGTAGTACAGTTCCTCAAGGTTTACCAGATTTAACCACCATAGTAGAATCTACTACCAATAGAAATATGCTAGCTAAATTTGGAGGATTGTCGGCAGAAGAAAGAGAATAGATTAGAAATGGTAGTATAACTCCAGATGTAATAGAGAAAGCAATGCAGAATATGACTATCAATGTTGATAAAATATTTAATTCTGCAAAAGGTATGCCAAGACAGAAATCCAAAACAGTATTAGATAATATACAGAGTCCTTTATCTCCAAATGCTGGTGAAATATTCTTGTCAGAAGGAGGGGAAGGCACTATGAATAAGGGATTTAAAGTATCCAATGAAACAGGTAATATGGTGCTCGGGGATGATTTTGTTACTGGAATAATTGGGTATGATATGGGTGCTCCACAGTATATTAAACAAGCATTGCTCGATCCAGCTGCAAAGAAAGGAAGTAAAAGTGCAAATACATTTGAAAAATCTCTAATTAACAATGTAAGATTTCAAGAAGCTTGGTATAGTAATAAGTTTAGAGATGTTATTATAAAAGATGCAGGAAGTACTGTAGGAGATATAGCTGATATTTATCATAGAAGAAAAGTTTATGTATCTATGAAAGATCTACGCAATATTGGAATGAATATAGAAAATGTAGCATCAATTGGTAAAGTAGTACCATTCGGAGATATATCTGATTAGGAAGAAATTACAATTAAACAAGAATATGATCCAGAAACTGGTGAAGTGTTAAGCGGTACTACAGAAAAAGGTTTGAAAAGAAAAAAAATAGACAAATCTGACTTATACGTTGAAGTTGAAGGTCTATATCCTATAGAGACTGGCAGTAGTGAAGCTACAGTTAGTAGAAATGCGATATATGAAGATAAAGTAAGAAAATTAGGTTCTAAAGAAAGATACCAACAGGCTGTAGAGTCTGCATATAAATACCTTGGTTACAATTGATATGGAAGATAACAGATTAAGATTAGGAGCTCGTAAATTAACTAGTTCTACATTTAATGTAAGAGACAGTGTAACTACTAATGATGGAGCATCAGATAGAAAGTAGAAAGCTGCAGAATATAACCAGTATATTCAAGAAAAGGGGTATACCAATCTTTACAATAAAGATGCGGTTAAATATCAGTATCAGCAGCAAGAAGAAACTAAAGATAAGGATACTTCTTGGTGGAATAAGGGCGCAAGATTTATGAGTATTGCTGCCAATCCTGTGTTAGGTTCATTGGCTAATAATATACAAGATTTGTATAGAACCCCGTTAGTGCAGTCTACTATAGAAAAAGCTGTAGAAACCAATATAAGATCTCTGAAAGGTAATATAATAAAAAACGAAGTAAAGAATCTAAATGATTTTGCCTTTGTTAAAGATTATGAAACCAGAAGACAACAAGCTTATGAATTAGCTAAGTAGGGAGATGAGGAAGGAGCTCAAAAAATATGGGACACACTATCATAGGATTTCGCTAAATTTGATTAGATAACTAAATCAAATAAAGATCTTATATCTATGTACTACAAAGTTCCTAAAGTTGGAGGAGCTACGTATAGTGAGAAAAAATATCGCGGTATCAACTTATTAGGTGAATTAACAGATAGATCCTTAGCTCTTACCAATAGTAACATTAGATTGGCTGAAAAAGCGGAAGCTCCAAAAGACGTAACTTCAGTTAATGTAAGCAATATTCCTTTATGGAATAGATTTACTATAGCTCTAGACAATATTTTATCTTTTAATAATAGTGCAGAAGAAATAAGCGAATATGTTAATAAAGGATATGGTGATGCTGTGAATTTTGTTAGAAATGAAGAAGTATCTAATAATCCAGATAGAAGTGGCATAATAGCTAAACTTAATCAGTTAGAAGAAGATAATAATACCAGTCATAATGTAAAAACTCAAAAACTTAGAGATAAACAAGAAACCTTACGTAATGGCAGTTGGTTCTTTGATCCTGATGCTATTGACCCAGTATTTAGAGAAAAAGTAAATAATAACGAGTTTCAATGGACTGAACCAAGATCTTACTTATATGCTCTTCCACAAATAGGATCATCAATGGGAGAGTTTGCTACTACTATAGAAACTGCTACTCTTGGTAGACTAGCCGGATTAACAGCTAAAGCATTGGGTAAAAGAGGTATTCCATATGCTTCAGCTGCAGTTACTTTGACTGAAGCTGCTATCAATGCTGGGAATCAGTACTATCAAAGAACATAGGAAACAAATGCTGAAATCTTTGACTCGTATCTATCTAACTTGGTTGGTTAGATGGAAAAAGGAGATATTAATCCAGAAACCATATTAACCAAAGGAGCTTAGGGGTTAGAAGCTAGGGGAATAAATGTACAAGAATTAACTGTTCCACAGATATTAGAGGAAATGTTAGTGTACAATATCAATACGGATGACCCCAGTTTTGAGAAAGCCAAGTATGATGCTTACTTAGGATTGCGTGATGTAGAACAATCTAATATGGCGTTAGGTCTATGGGATTTAATGGATATGGGCTTGTATTCTTATGGAGGTAAACTGGCAATAAAGTCTGCAAAAGAAGGTTTTAAAGACGTAGCTAAAGGAATTTCTAAAGCAACTGGAGTAACAAAAGCTTTAAACTTAGGAGGTAAGTTTATAGATAATAGAATAAATAAAGCTCTTTATACCATAGCTGGAAAAGATGTTTTCAAAGCTAATAAGTATAAAGATTTATTTAATACTATGGGCAAGATGAGCGGTAAACTAGGTATAACCGCTTTTTCAGAAGGAACTGAAGAAGGTCAACAGTATCTTATACAAAAAGATTATCAGTTATAGAATTCATATAATAGCGGAGAATTAACTTTAATAGATGCTTTTTTAAAGAATTTTAAATACGGTGCTGAAGCCAACTTAGCTCTTATGGGGTTACATCCAGACGATGCTTTAAATAATGATAAAGAACTTGAGCAGAACATGAAAATTGGAGCTTTAATAGGCTTAGTAATGGGAGGTCCTGCTACAGCTATTTCTGACGGATACCAAATGATACGTAATGTGAAGTCAAATAATATGCTTCGCAATATGGCTGCATATGATATATCTAACAGAGAAAACGATGTTAAGGTAGATAGATGGTTTGATGCAGTAAAGAAAGGGTATACAGATGATATATTGAATAATCTAGTAGATATAAAAGATAGATTTACTCCGGAAGGTCTTACACAAGAAGATATAGATGAAGATATAGTTAAAGCAAAAACTATAGAATCTATTTATTATAATCCATCCGTTAATACTAATCTAGAAGATTTAAATATAAATAGAGGATCTGATAAACATAAAATTTTCGTTAAAAATGCGATTAAAGCATATGATAATGAGAGAATATACAATGAAAAAGCAAAAGAGGCAGACGCTAATTTGTAGAATTTACTAAAGATTAATGATGAAGAAAATGCAACTGCATTTAATTCTAATGTAGATGAATACTGGAATGGGTTAACAGAAGAGCAAAAGTTATCTTGGAACAATAGTAAAGACGAACTGGTAGCAGCTATAAAGAAAGTTAGAAATCTGACTGCCACTTAGACTGTATATAGTAGGTTGAGAAGGTAGTTAAAGGATATGGACAAATTTGTTAGTGAAGCTAAAAAGAATGGTTTAGATGTAACTAATGAGAATATAGCAGCTATAGCTTCTTACATAAATAAAATTTCTAAATCTTTAGAAAAAGAGGTAAAGAATATTCCTAATGCCAAAGCCATGATAGATATATTTGGTTTATCTACTAATAAAGAAATAGATCAAGCTATTGCAGATAAAGCTATACTTACTGGTTTGTTACATAAAGCTGTTAATAGAAGATCTGCATATTAGAATGGTATTGTGGTAAAAGATAATCAGAACAGGCAGATAGATTTTAATATCAGAAATTGGAATCAACTTACTCCAGAAGAGCAACAAACTATAATAGACAGGTAGACTAGTGAAGCAGAGCAGAATGGGAAAGATGCTCCATCGTTAGCTAGTATTATAGCTAGATATAATTAGAACGTACAACTGCAGATAAAAATTCAGGGTGAAACTGTAAGAGCTGCTAGGGATTATGCTAATGAGATAATTAAAGCAGATATGGACAGATATGAACAAAATGATAGGTCATATACTGAACAAGATGTAGCTTTAAATGCAGAAGTAGAGAATGCCCTTAACTAGGATACTGAACAAGATACATCAGAAGTTGATTTTACTCCTACTGGTAATGCTGACAGTTCTTCTCCTTTACAAGGCACAGATATTAGTGTAAAGACAAAAGAGAAGAGAAAAGACAAAGACATCTATACTCAAACAGATGAAGATAAATTAACTAAAGCTAAAGAAGAAGTAGATACAGAAGAATTAGATGTAACTGATTTAGTTTCAACTGAGGATGCTCCAGACATTAGTGATGAACAGGAATCTATTAGGGAAAGAGCAATCAGGGAAGTAGAAAATCCATCTGAAAAAAAACCCAAAGACGATACTCAAGATAAAATTACAGAAGAAAATATAATGGATGCCAAGAACTGGGCAGATCCTGAAGATGATTTAGGTCTAACCAGAGATGATAATCCTGATATCGAAAGAGATCTTACTTAGATTGAAGATCTTACTCCAAAGGAATTAGACGCCAAAATACAAGAAGCAGAATCTACAGATAGTCGTAGTGACAATCCGTAGGCTGGAGATTTCTTTGTTTCTAATGATGGTAAAATGTTTCTTAACGGGGTGGAGATTACAGATGAACAATTAGCCAAAGAAAATTCGTACGATGAGTATGCAAATGATCCAGAACACACATTATCTGAAAAAGCTAATAAACTAGCAAAAGAAGGTGAAAAAGTTCCCGGGTTATCTACATCTGAAACTATACGAAATAATTGGTTAGTTGGTAGAACTTTATTCTATAGACCTGACGCTACACAACCTATGTAGCTTCCATTTAAAGTAAAAGGAGCTAAAAAAATACACAGTGGCAAAGAACTTGGAGAGGCTATGGGTAAACCGGGATTCTTAGATGGTGCTAAATTGTATTTAGTGCCCGGTCCTACGTTCGATAAATCAGAAACATAGTTTGATCCTAATGATCCTAGAACCTATGAGAATGCAGCTGTATATGTTATAATTGACAAAGACGGAGATATATACGCTGCAGCATATAGAAGTCAGAAAAAGGCTACTTTAGATTATCAACGTAGATTGGGGGCTGAAAACATTGGTCCCGGTACTAAAGCTAATGAAGATCTTGAAGTACTAAGGGAACAGAAACAAAAAGTAGTTAGAGCCTATCTGCAGCAATGTCCAAAAGATAAGAACGGAAAATATGTATTACCAGATGAAGCCCTAACCCATGTAGTGCCTACTCAAGTAAATGTATCTAATGGGGTGTTTAATAATCAGAAAGACGGTAACAAGCCTAAATTGAGGAAACTGTCAGAATGTAAGACATTTGAGATTCCTCATAATCCATTAGACATATTCACAGAATGTACATTTGGATATGGAACCGGTGGAATGAGTGATGCAAACCCATACTTTATTAAACATATGGGTAATGATGAAGCACTATATACTAGTGGTGGTTTCTCTGGTAAAATAGTAATAGTACCTAAACCATCTGCCACTCCTAGAGGTAGATATTCTTTGCCTATATATTTGAGTGAAAAGTTCTTTAGAGATGATAAAGTAACTAAACCATCGCAGATAGTATTAAAGAGTCATGATGAAAATGGAAACCCAGCATCAGATAGACACTATACTAATTTTATGGAATATGTTTTAGATCTTATTACAGACGGAGACCCATATGGAGTACTGCCATTGATAGTAAATCAAGGAGCTAAAACTAGATTATCTTCAAAAAAACAAGAAGCTGCTCAATATCTTGCAAAGAAACAATTAGGATTTGATCCAGATACTAACAGATTCTATATAGCATTACCAAATAGTCAAAGAGGTGGTTTGTATTTTAGAACAGAAATACCATTAGAACAAATAAAGACAGAGCCTAATGTCAGAAAGATGGTCATATGGTTTATGATGCAAAACTTCCACTGGAACACTGATAAAAATGTATTAACCAGCTCACTTCCAGAACAGCTTAGAGATTTGGCTATACGTTTGAATCCAAAAAATGATAAGATAGTACTATTCCCCGGAGAACTGGAATTTACGTTACAACAACTAGGTATTTCTAGAGTAGATGGTAAACTTGTAAAAGATAAAGTTGCTCCTCCTGCTATGGCTTGGACTATTGATAGTGGCAAGTTACTTACAGATATGGGTGATTACGCATTTAAAGATGGGTTTATATACATAGAAGATATAACTACAGATCAAACTGAAACTGTTGTAACAGCTCCTAACAAATCTATCCAAAGAGAAAAAGTAGATTTTTCAGATACATTTAATACTCCTCATAGTGATAAAGTAACAATTAAGGATGAATTAAAACCTTGGAGAAATAACCCGAGCAAAGCTAATAAATCTAGAAGAGTATATTTAAAAGGACAAGAAAGTAGAGGTTATTTTGAGTTAGTAAAAGATTTGGAAGATAACTACTATTCTGTTCACTTTAAACCTGCAGACAAAGAAAATCCAAATGCATTCTCTAAAGAAGAAAAACAAGTGCTATTTCAAGCTTTAGCTGACATGATACCTGATGGAGCGTATGTATCTACTTGGGGAGAATTATCTAAAGGTGGAGTATCCGGTTTGAATAGATTTGCAGAATTAGGATTTATAAAAACAGGAGAAAGAGATGTTGCTACTAAAGCTGGGGAACCTCTTAAAATACCTATATTCAAAAAATAGTTAGTTCAGACAGATAAAAAAGTCACTAAGTTCCTTGGAAAGAAACAACTTAGAGACATATTGTAGAAGTATAGACGACAAGTAGATAGCACTAAAGTTGAAGATTGGGGCATTGAACAAATAGCAGAATTTGAAGAATATCTTGGTAAACATATCAGTACAAACAGAATAGAAGAAAATGGAAATACTATTACCAAATCTACATTTGAAAAAGGAAGTATAGTACATGTTACTAATAAGTAGTCGGATTATATAACCCAATTCTTTGATGATTCAGATAAGCCTATAGGCGAACCAATGGTAGATTTATCTATGAATTCTAAGTTGGCTATGGACTTATTAGAGAAAGATAGTAATGGATTCTTAAGTTTGTCTGATGAATCTATTCGTAAGATATTCACATATAATGCTACTGAAGAAGTCAAAACTAAAAAAAGCGAAGCAAAACCTATTACTAAAGTTAATAGAAGAGCCAAAGCTCAAGAATTAGCTAGAAATATAAAACTATCAGATGCAAATGCGCCTAAAGTAGGAAGATTTATGACTTCTGATGAGATAAAAGAATATGCAGATGGCTTGAATCAAAAAGTAGCTACTGACAGTTTCGTATATCTGTATGATTAGGATGGTAAACCTCAAATGTTTATCAGGAGTATGATGGAGAAGCTTTTCCACGAGGTTGGGAGAGAAGTGAACGGACTGTATTCTGTAGAAAGTAATGAAATAGGGCGTGAAGAACAAGATCTTAAAGCTGCTAAGCAATGGTTGATGGATAAACTTGGTCTTGCTGTAGATCAGGTTAGAATATTCAATGGGGTAATGAGATCTGCTTCCAATGGTCCTAGAGTTTATGGTGTTACAAGAATGTCTGTTGGTAATGTAGCTAATATATTATTAGGTAAAGGAGCAGGTTTGGGTATATAGTATCATGAGGCTTGGCATTATATAAATATGCTTGTACATTCTGCTGCTGAAAGATAGATAATATATGAAGATTTCATTAAACATAATCCAGAGTATAAAAACAGAACAGTAAATGAGATAGAAGAAGCTATAGCTGAGGATTTCCGTAATTGGGCTATAGTGGAAAATGCTAAATGGTTTCAACTAGGTTATCAAACAATAAAAGCCTTTAGAGCTATAAAAGGATTCGTGAAATCGTTATTTGGTATATCTAATGATTTGACTACGAATATATATAGAAATATCAATAAAGGCAAGTACAAAGAATATTAGATGAATCAATCTTCTGTTGACGAATTTAATAAAGCTTATACAAAAAAAGGAGTGTATTTCTCAATACCGGGAGTAGATCAAGATAGGTTAAAAGATATGCCCTCCATTATTAATCCAGATGTATTCTATAATGTAGTAGATTCTCTTACCAGTACTTTATTATCTATATTCAACATACGTAAGGCACAAGATATAGATAATTTAAGCTAGAATTTAGATTATCTACCTTCTATAATTGAAAGTAATATGATGGCAGGTATAACTCCAGAAGAGAATGATCAGCTTATAGAAGAAGTATTAGATAATTGGGACATATTCAAACAGTCTTTGGTAGAACAATTAAGTTCTCTTAACATAAAAGCTGTAGAAGTTGAAGAAAAATCCGATTATGATACTGGAGAAAAGAGACCTGATGAGAAATATGATAGAGTATCTTATGAATTTTCTAAGAAACTTAACATGTCCTTCAATGCTAAACTGTTCTTCTATTCTATACCTAAAATGGAATATGATAAATCTAGAAAACTAGTACCAGTAACTGATCCTATTTTTGGTCTTAATATGACAGAATCTTTTGATGTTACTTGGAATAAGATTATGGAGAATTTGTGGGACATTGAAAGATGGGAGGATTTAGAAAGCAGATGTGCTAGATTAGGCAAAGCTGACCCGTTCTTCATATCATTACTTAATTATATAAGTGGTGCTAATAAACCTGACGAGAATACATGTACTCAAATTCTCACTACCATTAAGAGTGCAAAAAATGAAATGACTACTGTACAGTTCTAGGATGCATTTTAGAAAGTAAAAACTAGCGCTGCATTAGAAGAATATGTAAAAGATATTAAAACTACAGTTAGAGCTAAGTCTGGAGAATGGAGAGTAATTGATTCAGCAATATTCAGATATCAGAATAAATATCCTAGACAATGGGGTAGATTGTTCTATGTATCTGGAATGATAGATAAAAGCGATGTAAACAATTTTGTAATAGACTCTGAAAAGTTAAACAACTTAGAGATAAGATTAGAAATAATAGCTGACGAATTGTCTGAAATAGCTCAACCTTTCATAAATAAAAAAATGAAAGGGTCTAATAAATTATCAGAAGATCAAATAAGACAAACTACAGTAAAAGCAAAATAGGATTTTGTAGAGATACTTAATAGCATCGGCATTGATGTAGATACTAAAACTATAGATTATCTATTATATGGTACTGAAAGTTTAGATAAAAAACTACCTACAGTAGAATCATTTGATAAATTATATACCATATTGAGATCTACTAAGAAAGGAAGTGCTAGAAACCAAATAATAGGTAATCTAAATAAGTTACAAGAAGGAGAATCTAAAGATTTGAAATTAGACAATCCTTTTCCGGCTGCAGAAGGTAGTTTCATACAAAAATTAGCTATAGCACACGGTAGATCTCATCCTAATCCTACTGAATTTAGTGTAACTGGACCTAATAACACTACTATTTATCCTATTACTCAAAATAACTATATGTCAGATAGAGTTAGATGGTTTAATCAAGATGATTCCGAAGTTAATAAAACACTACTAGCCACTTATAATAAACACTCTTTATTATTAGGAGCACTGAAATAGGGTTCTAAATTAAGCCTCAGTACGCTTATTGCTGTGCGTAATGCTGATAATAGAGACAGTAGAGACTATTTCCAGATATCACCTACTGAGGACTACATTGCTAAACTTACATTAGCTCATCAGAATAGAATCGTAATGCCAACTATGGCAGATAAAAAAACATGGTATTCTATAACTGGAGTTAATCTATTTCATGATTTATTAAGCAGATCTAGAATGACAGAAATACAAACAGAGAATGGTATTCAACAAATGTTTGTAGAAGACGATATGTATAGATATTCTGATAATACTCTACAAGCCATATCGGATTATCTGTTAGATGAATTCAATGCTGTATACGATTACTATATACACAAATCTGAAGTAGAAGAAAACCCTAATTTACGTATTGATAATTATCATGGTAAAATAAAGAATGGGGTTATGGACAACTCTGGTAATGGTGGTTATTTTAGGTATTTCTCTTCACTTAAGATGAGACAACAAGATGGTACATATAAATATGTTCCTTTAAATCAGATGTTGTGGGCTTGGTCTAAATTTGATTATGATAATGGTGGTAATTAGATGGAGACAAGATTAAAACAACTTCGAAATACTTTATTTGGAGACAAAGAAGCTCTATTTGATGCGATAAATGCAACATTATAGGATAAAGTCCAAGAAGAGATAACATTTCTAGTAGATAAAGGAATAGTAAGAAGAGATGGTGCAGGACTTGAAAATGTATTGCTACCTACAAATATAGTGAAAGAGTACACAGATAGATCTAAAAATCTAACCTCTGGTGATACATCTAGAAATAACAAGTCAGCGGCTGTTTATTCTATTATTGCAAATCATGTAGTAAATGAAATAGTATCTATAAATGAAATTGAAAAAGCATTTGTAGGAGATCCTGCCTATTATAAATGGAAAAGAGATAAAAATAAACCATGGATAATAGTAGAAAGATCAGTTGATAAAATCAAACGTCTTGGTTCAGTGTTATCTACTGGAGATAATCTTAGAACTTTCTGGGGCGATGGAGATATAAGGAATAATTCTAAATTTACTGTATTACACATGAGTGATAATATGGTTAAATCTGTAAAATTTGATGAATATAAAAAGATGTTTACATCTGCTGAAGTAATGAAATATTTACAAAGGAAGAACCCTAATATTAGTCAGAGACAACTTATTAATATGGTAAGTAAAGATAATATTAATAAGACATTGAAAACTATTGATGCCAAATCAAGAAAATCAATTGAAGATTCTGTAGAACGACAAATTGCTGCATATGGAGCTAACGATAGAGGTGAAGGTAATATAAATCAAGCAGATGCGGCAGTTTATATCAGACCTGCTCTATATAGAAGGATTATTCAAGCTGTTGGAGAATGGTCACCAGAAGTTGAGACAGCTTTTGATCTTTTGGAAAGTGATAATCAAGAATGGTTATCTGATCCAAAACAGTATGCTCAAGCTTTGGAAACACTTATTAAACCATTGAAAATGGTATACTTTGGAAATCACAACTTGACTAAGTTAGGTTTAAATGTTCCAGTGTTTGATAAGATGGCAATATTTCCGTTATTTAAAGTAATGGCAAAAGCGGACAATTACCATTTATACCGAAGAATGAATGATGAGAAATTAGGGACTATAGATATGCTTACTTTTGAATCTGCTGTTAAGGTAGGTGGTAGATAGAAATTTACTCCATATAAAGATGCAGATAACTCTAAATTTAATTTAGAAGATTTAAATAGACCGTCTACATCTACTGTAATTGGAGAAACTAATTTTGAAGGTTTGGATACTGATAATTCCAAGTTACCTACATACATACAAGATCTTAGAAACTTACGTTTGCAGATGAACACAGACCCTCATGAAAGTGTAGATAGATCTCTTGGTACTCAATTTGCTAAAGTAGCCTTAAGTAATTTAATAAAAGATAGACCATATGGTTTAAATAAAGATGTAGAATATACCGGTAGATAGATTATAGATAATATATTTGGAGCTATAAATAGATTATCTGACATTGGAGCTCAAAAAATATATGATGAATTCTTAGAAGATGGTAAACCATCTGAATAGAAACTATCTAAGTTCTTAATATCTCAAGGAAAATCTAGTGGTTTATCAAGAGATGCTTTGTCTTCACTTGAAATAGACAAAACTACTGGGCAAATCAAAGTACCTTTATCAGCCCAAAGTAATAGAAGATTTGTAGAAAGTAGAATAATATCAAGAGTAAGAAAAACTGCCATTGATATTAATACTCCGGGTGGATCTGCTATCCAACATGCATTCTTTGGATTTAAAGATACTACTGGAGTATAGAAGCAGTATCAAGTAGGTAGAGCTTTTAATGATGGCAAGCCTTTAAATCCTCTTAATAGCGATGGTAGTATGGATTGCATGTTGAGTACTAATTTCTTTAAACACATAGTTCCTAAGGAATATACTTCTGATTATACTGCTATGAGAGACTGGTTATTAGATAAGAAGATAATTGGGCAAGATGCCAAACCTTTTGCATTAGGTTATCGTATTCCAACTCAGGGTCTTTCTTCTACGTGTTCATTAAGAGTTACAGATGTATTACCAGAATCTATGGGAGACGTTATAGTAGTTCCAGATGATTTTACTGCTATGACAGGATCTGACTTTGATATTGATAAGCTATATATAGCTACAGGTTATTATGATAAAGATGGAAATTATTTGCAATGTAATTGGAATGATTTATCTAGTAATTCTGAAAAATAGCTTGTTAATGGTCTGATAGACATGTATAGAGTTGCCATATCAGATGATAGTAACATTGATCAAAGTAGAGCACCTCTGGATAATCTTACAACTAAAGTAAAAGAAGAAATAGTTCCTTTAGTTATGGGTAAATCTAAAGAGGAATGCAAGCCTATGTATGAACTCCTTCCTTCTTATTAGTTATTTAAGAAATTTGAATATACTGGAGGTAAAGATGGTATTGCTCCGTTTGCTCTTGCATCAACCAATCATGCTCTTACTCAAGCTCTAAACTTAAAAATGGATCTCGGATCAGTAGGAGATACATATAATTTAGGGAATATAAACGATATAGTATCACAAGATGGTGAGAGAATATTGGATTGGCTATCTGCAATGATTAACGCCCATGTAGACGTTGCAAAAGATCCATACATTATTAATCTTAATGTTAACTCTGTTACATATAGTATGACAGAGTTCTTGTTAAGGACTGGTAAAGGTGAAGTAACATTTTATTTCTTATCTCAACCAATACTTAAAGATTTTGCTAATACGTTGATAAAGCTTAATGGACAATATGGAGTAGATCCTAGTGACGTTAGTTACTCTGAGCTCATGGATGATACTTTATTTGAGTTAAAAAAATAGTATAAAGAAGAAGCGGAAGAATACATAAGTACTCTACCTAAAGAAGAACAGAAGAAGTTGCTAAATATATTGGATAATTGGGACGATAAAGATAAAGGAGTTGACAAATCATTAGCAGTAGATCCTTTAAAACTTGAAAAATCTTTGAATAGCAATATAAAAGGAGAGAGAAATCTTGATTTCTATATTCAACAACTATTAGTAGCAGACGCTTATTCTAAAATGTTGCCATATGCTGAAAGACTAGCAAAACTAGTAAGATTATCTCAGATAGATACTAAAAAATATGGTAATACTCTATCACAACAGGCTAACTATAGCAAATAGGTATTTGACTTTATAAGAAAAGAAGGAGAATAGTTTTATCAGGTAGATGATAAAGGTTCTGTTATAGAAGGAGATGATGTAAATGCTTTAATGAACTACTATGTTGACAGTTTTCTAATGAAGAAACTTACTAATGCAGTAGATATTCCAAGAAACATACTATCAAGTTCGTTCTTACAAGCTACAGATATGTACAGTGGAATGTTCGTAAGTCTTGCAAATGTTATAACAGGAGATAGATCTAATATGAACAAACAAGTTGCTACTAAATTAGATTCTATCATAGATAGTATTATAAGATCTAGAATAGCAAATAGTATAGAAGAAATGCATCTTGACGATGGAGAATATGCTAGAATGGTATTAGGTGATTGGACTGTTCCTAAAAGACTGTTTCAATTTAAAGCAGCTATTAGAAAGAATGATAATGGTAAATATAGTAGCATGTTAACAGGAGATGGAACTATTAATAATTCATTCTTAAATTACTTAGTTCCTACTGTAGCTACTGATCTTACAGATACAGACTCAATAACTTTATTGAACAACTCTATGAGTAACAGCGCTAATTTTGAAAATAGACTTATAGCGTACTTTAGTGATTTATTACAAAGTGACAATGAAGCTGTTAGAAAGTTCTCAAAGAGATTGGCTAAATACGCATTCTACACTTCTTACGATAATAAGAGTCCAAATTCCTTTGCTCATTTAATATCTAGTCAATATAGATTAGATACAGGGTATGCTGATGAAGTGAGAAGAACTATTCATGACATGAATAATGGTAGTTGGTTAAACAATATACTTAGCGATATTGATGAACCTACGTTAAGTAAGTATACTTCTTTAGCTATGATAATAGCTCGTAACAACGCTCATGATCATGAAATAGTTAAGAATGTAACTAGACCAAAATCAAATTCTGGTAATTCATCTGCATTTATATATGAAACAGCTCCTTGGAATGATGAATCTCAATATTTAGTTAGTTTCGCCACTAAGTCAAGGAAAGATGAAAGAGATTTCTTAGCCGTTGATTATCCACAAGGTAATAGTAGGAATACTGTTTTATATGTTAAAGCTGGTAAAGTAGAAGCATACGATAAGAAGAAAGCTAAGAAATTAGGTCAAGCTACACAAACTATATATGTAGCCATACCAAGATTAGGTAGAACTAAAGGTAGTGTCAACTTAAGTGAATACTTCAAAAACTATAATCAATTATCAGACTTTTCAGAAAACAATATTAATACAATGACTGGCGAATAGATTATAGAGTATTTTGGAGATCATGAAAAGTTTAGATTAGCTGTAAAAGGATCTAATTTCAGCGATGTAGATATTACATTCCTACCAAGTCAGTATATAACGGAAGATTTTGCATTTACTAAAGATCCATACAATCAAGAGGTGAACAATAATGAACCTACTCTTGAAAGTAATACTCCTAAAACTGTAGCTATGGAAAGCAAGAAAATAGATAAAGAAGTTGCAGCAGAATCTGGTTTACTTAATAGAGATAATTTAATGAATAAAGTACAACAACAATTATTAATAACTCAAGCATTGTCGGAAGCTGATATTCAATCAGATCCGTTATCTGGAGTAGAATCATCTGGGCTTGATATTACAGACATGTTTACAACAGAAGACGATTTAAGTAAAGATAATTTTTCAGACGAAGCATTTAACATTTGTAAAAGTAAATAATTATGGCAAAAGGAATATGTCCAATTTTGAGTGACCCAAAAGTAAAAGCAGAATTTGAAGAATTAGTAGATGCATTGGGTGAAGTATAGGCTTACGCTGTGTGGGATTAGAATAGCGGGTACAGTTTAGATAAGGCTCCTAATGGGGAGCCTTCTATACTGTTTGAAACATTATTGCAACACAATAATGGTAATAGAGTAAATGCTATATAGGCTAAAGCTAAAGTATACACAAATAGTTTTAAAGCTTGGTTTGGAGATTGGGTGAATGACCCTAAAAATTCTTCAAAAGTAGTAGACGAAAATGGCGAACCATTAATAGTATATCATGGAACTAAACAGGAATTTGAACAATTTTCCCCTGAAAAAACAGCCAGAGCAGATGTTGGTTTTTTCTTTACTTCAGATATACACTATGCTAATCAGTATGGTAAGTTTATAATACCTGTATATTTATCTATAAAAAATCCTTTTCAGTCACAAGAAGAATTAAATCTTGACACTGTAGAAACAATAATGACTAATGAAGATACTATACGAAATACAGATGGCATAATTGGTCACGATTAGAAATTAGATCTTAATCAGTCACAAGGTGTTGAGTATGTAACTTATACTAACAAATAGATAAAATCTGTAGATAATAGTGGGTCCTTTAATCCAAATTCTGCAAATATATTTGATAGAGAAATATCTCCGTTACAACAACAAACTATTTATCAAATAGACGAAGCTATGTAGAGATTTCGTGCTCAAAGATACGATTTTGACTCTACATTAGATTCTATAAGACAATTAATTACCAATGCTGTATAGGCTCGTATAAAAGCTATCTAGGGGCGTAATATTTAGAATAAAACTGCTTTATTAGTTCCGTTGGAACAATAGCTGGCGTCTTTAAAAAATCCCAATATTACATCATTACAAACTATAGTATTCTGTTTATATGATATAAATAGGACTATGACCGCTCCAGTTAATGCTATATTACAGGCACAGAAGAATCTTAGAGAAGGTAGAGATAGTGGGTTTAGTAATCTAGCATTAGTTCAACTCTAGTAGGATTACTTTGGCATGTACAATAATGTGTTAGAAGAAATAGCTAAGAACATATTTGATTCGAATATATATCAAGATCTATTAGGTAAAGAGAGCTTTGACTAGTTAAAAACTATGATAAGTAATATGCGTACACAGTTTGCTGCAGCAAAACAAGGTATAACAGAACTTACTACAGATTTAGCTCAAAAGACACTACTTCAATATGGTATAAAAGATGAACTTAGCAGAACAGAGCTTGAAGAATATGTTAGTTCTGAATTAATAACTACTGAAAATGACGTAACTACTTTAATGCGCTGGATCTCTGCCGGAGATAAAATGAATGATAAGGCGGCTCGTGTTATATTTGACATGGTAGCAAATGCTAATAACAGAGTAAGATTCAATACTCATAAATTTGGTAACAGAATGCTACGTCTGTAGTAGAATGTAGTAATTGGTGAATAGATGAAATTATTTGAGTATGATTCCGATGGAAAAAAGACAGGATATTTTATTAGAGATAGAAAGTACGGGGAGTTTATGAACAACTTGGAAAATGAAAGAAAAAGATTGAAAACCAAGTATAATGTTCCGGAAGGTTAGAAGCTACCTTTAGATAAAGAAGCTCGAACTAACTTTAATAAAGAAATGAATGAATGGCTAAGTAATAATTGTGAAAGAAGATACACAAAGAAGTATTATGACGCTTTTAATTCTTTAAGTCAAGAAGCAAGAGATGCCAGAGATGCTATCCAATTTAAGATATACAAACTCCTTGATGATGTAAGAGATAATAAAGGTAGAGTACATATGGAAAATTTGACAGAATCCCAATGGAATCAATACCTAGATTATAATACTTAGAAAAAGCAATTAATGTCTAGATACTATGAAAATGGTACTCCTAAGACAGATATGGATTTACAAATTGCATAGGAGTTAACGGATCTTAATAAAACTCTTCACGAAGGTATGCATTATGTGACCAATATGGAAAAGTTTAATGAAGCTAAAGCAGAAGCTAAGAAGAACTTAACTCCAGAAGAGTATGAAAAATGGAAAAAAAGATATACAAGAGAAGAGATAAGTGAGGAGTTTTATAAGCAATTAGCACAGTTAAATAAAAAAACATACGGAGATGAATATGCCCAATTACAAGAAATGAGAGAAGACCTAACCAAACCTTATAGAAATGAATATACTGGAGGTTTGGATGTTAGGAGAATGTCTTCTCAATTATTGGGTACATTAAAATCTATAGACAGATAGATGCGTAAAATTCGTAAAAATACTCCAAAAGTTAAAAAGCAACAGTAGGCTGTAGAATTCGAAGATATAGCAGAGGTAATACCGACTGAACAATATAAAATAGATAAAGCTAATGCTCTCAAACGTGGGATAGAGTTTTATGAAGCTTGGGAATTAACTCATCATGTAGTATATTACGTTGGAGAACAGGAAGTTAAGAGACCTAATTGGTATTATACTAGAGTAGTACCAAAAGATAAGACATTAATAAACACTGAAGCTCCAACAAGAGAATTTAGCGAAATAGATCCTAAATCTGAATATTTCAACAATGATTTTGATACTAATATTGATGAATATTATCAGCCAAAATCGACTATCTATACCAACAAGTAGTACTACGACATGTTCGATCCAGTAAAGGATAAAGACGGCAACGATGTTGCTACTAAAAACAAAGACTTGTGGGAACTGTATAAAGGATTACTATCTGGTATGGAAGAATCTAATGATAAGATCACATATCTTACACGTAATAATCCGTATAGACTTCCATAGATGAGTGGAAGTATGTATCAGTACATGAAAAATGATGGTATCATTAAAGGATTTTTACAACAGACTAAACAAGGTATAGTAAAAGAGACAGATGATGTTGGTTTTGTAGATGCTCCTACAAGTAGACCAGATGGATCTGAACAAAGATTAATACCAACATATTTTATTGACCCCATTAGGAATGAAAAAGGAGAACCTGATCCAAATAGAATAACTAATGACCTTGTAGGAGCTGTTATTGCATATTATAAAATGGCTGAAAATTTCAAATAGAAAACAGAGATACAACCAGATTTAGAAGTTATTAAAATGCAATTAGCAAATAGAACTTTTACAGGAAAACCTATAGGAGTAGATGCCACTGGTAAAAAAGTATACAAGCAAAGTAATAGAAAAGAAGGTAAGGATACTAACGTATATAAGTTTGTAAGTAAGTTTATAGACATGCAAGAGTATGGAGAAGAAGTTAAAGCTCATTTACAAAAAATAAGTAGTGATAGTAGAATAGGAAAGTTCTTTGGCTTAGCTGGAACTGAAATCAACTGGAGTAAAATAGCATTATCTGTTAAAAATTTCGGTCAATTAATAGGTTTAGGATTGAATTTAGCAGTAGGCGCTACTGGTATGGCTACAGCTTTTTTACAGCAGTTAGGATTTGTTGCTAATGGAAGATATTTTGATTTTTCTTCTTTTTCTAAAGCATATTTCAATATGGTTAGTAACATACTAGGTATAATGCATTATATGCATAGTACTACTACGGATAATAAATACGTAGCTTGTATGCAACATTTTGAAATAGGTACTGAATTCTAGAACGCTTACCGTAATTCTAACAGAATAGGTATCATAAATACTATTTCTAGAAATTGGGCTTTTGGAATTTTCTCATTTTCAGATTTCGTGATTAAAGGTACACTATTAAATTCGATTATGAATAACTATAGATACTACAATGGAAAATTCTATAATAAGGAATAGTTCATTAATATCATAGGAAATAAAGAAGATGCTAATAATATATGGAAATCACTTCATAGCACATATGATATTATAGAAATAAAAGATGGTAATATTCATATTGAAAATAAAGCGTATGCAAAAGCATTTACAGAAGTAGAAAATCAAATAAGTAATGCTGCTAGATCTTTAGCTGCTACTGCAGATGGACAATTGACAGAAGAACAAAAAGCACAATTTACAAATAATGCTTTAGGTTCAATAATAATGATGTTTCGTAATTATATACCTAATCTTATTAATGAAAGAGTAACTATGAAAAAATAGTATGACTATGATTTAGGTATGAAACGAGAAGCATTATATAGAACAGTAGGTAGAGTAATACCTATGCTAGTTAGAGATTGGAACAGTAGAAAATCTTTAGATTCATCTGATATAGGTAATCTCAAGCAGTTTGGCTTTGAAATGTCTACTATTATGTTATTGTCAATGATAATAAAACCATTATTAGTACAAGCAGCAGATGATGATAAAGATGATTGGATTATAAACTTCTTAGCTTTACTAGTTACTAGAACTGGCTTTGAATATTCTAACCAATATAATCCGCTAGATTTACTTAATACATTAACATCTGTAAGTTCGTTGATTAATATAGTTAACCCATTTACAAATATAATATCTTGGAATGAAATGTATAACATGATTAGTAATAACAAACCTATTAAATATGGTCCTTATAAAGGAGATACTAAGTTAGAAAGATGGTTATGGAAAATGACTCCATTTAAAAACATTAAAGAGATTCAAGATCCAGCACTTAAGAGAAAGTACTACGAACAGTTATACAACAAATAAAAATAAAGGCTACCTAATAAGGTAGCCTTCTTTGTGTATGAAAATTGGAGGTTTTCATATTATCCTAGAATAGGATCTTCTAATGCATCACCTACAGGAATAATCTCTTTAATTTCGTGAAAATTATTAGTAAATATAATATCACCTATATTACTATCAATTCCACTGAATAAATTCCAAATAGTCTTATAATCAGTATTTGTTAATCCAGCGGGACCGTTACTAATAATATTATCATATCTATGTTTAATTTCATTAGGAAGTGTAAACACAGCTATTTCATACCAAATATCGTTTATACGAATTTGTCTTAGACTATGAAAGAATTTATTCTTTTTTAACTCGAACTCTAGATTTAATAAATCTGCAACTGTATTTTCTTTATACATTATGAATACATGATTATCAAAATATGGTTCATCAGGATATTCTGTATATACATTTATAAAGTTCTTGTTAATTAGTTTTTTATTATCTACAATTAACTGCAGTAGACATGCAGATGCTTCATTCAAGTTCTTCAGTTCCATCTTCTTCGTAATATTTACGAGTATGGTCCCAATTACCTGTCTGATAATGATATGATATTTCTGTTAATGTTTCTGCTATTAGGTCTTTGCGATCCAACAACTCTTTTTCATTTAACATATTAAAAACACGTACTTCATTATTACCATTGCTCTGAATAGCAATAATATACGCTTCTAGATCATACTCTTCTATATCATAACCTTCTTCCTTGAAATACCAAGTAAGAGCTAATATATAGAATGCAATCTGTCTATAATAATCATATTCCTCTACGGAATGTTTAAAATTATAGACATCTGCTGTTGTTTTTAAGTCGATTAATGTAATCCTTCTATTACAATGATCAATCTTGACTCTATCTAATAGTGACTTACAGGATACATTTGCTTTTTCATATTCCCAGTTTATATGAAACTCATTGTTACATTCTAAGCCGGGCTGATTTGTTAGTAATTCATTTGCTTTCTTATGATTCTCTATGTTCTCCTTAATATGTTTAAGCATAGTTATATCAGCAAATGAAATTACTTTTTTGTTATTCTTTTCGAGCTTAAGGTATACAATATATTCTGCAAATGTTTCAATAATTTGCTTAGCTTCTTCTAGTTTTTTATCATCTGATTTACTATTGCTATAAGCTTTATTATAACTTTTAAGCAATAACTTATCAGTATCCTCTAGAGGATTTACTACTAGTTCTTGAACATATTCTATACACAACATTTTTTGCTGATTTACTTTAGGTACTACAAAGTCTAACACTTCATAGTTATCCCAAAACTCATCAGGTTGAAGTAGGTACATATGTATCATAGTTCCTTTATCAAGATACTTTCCACTAATACCTTCTTCTTTACCATCAAGCATATCCTTGAGGTAGCGCGGTCCTTTCTTCAAGAACCATCCAATTGCTGAATTTGATATTCGCGTGTTATCTTCATAATACGGAATTTCTATTTTCATGCTGCTGTTTTTGTTTCTTCAAATACGTTACTATCTACAATGAAATCTTCTTCCATTATATTAGTGTCAGTAACAAAGTTTCCTGAAGTATCCCATTCAACTTCATCTTCCTTTACAGGAATTTCTGCACGTAGTTCTTCTGAGTAATCTTGTATAAGACTGCTCAATTGATTAGAAAATTCTAGAGTTTGTGTTAAATTGGATATTGTTTGTAATCGTAGAAGAATCTCATCTATGATCTCTTGTCTTTTGTCTCCAGTCATAATATCTATTGTTACTATTTTTAAGCCTTTTTTAAAGTTATACCAATCATCTAGTATAGAGCAATTATGTTGCCCTAGATGTCCGTATGATATACCATCATGCCAATGTCCAAACAAATGATGTTTGTACTTTCCATAACTATAATAATATAGTTTATCATTATAATTAGGATTATCATGAGTAAGTAGTATATCACATTTAGGTATTTTTTCGAATGGATTCTCATCTATTTCATCAGTAGGATATTCAAATGCCCATCTACCTTCTTGAAACTCAATAGGTTGTATCCAAGGAGTTCCATAGAAAGTTATACCTTCATATGTATATGACTCATCCACTAAGAATCTTACTTTTCCATTAGTATAAAGTTCGTAGTCTTCTACAAAACTTTCCCATTCATCTCCTAACTTACTTTCTATGTAAAAGTCATGATTACCGGGCACTACTAATATTTTTTTACAAGGTAGTTTATCTACCCATTTTGCAAACCGTGTCTGCCACCACTTTAGTGAAGCATCCATAGATCTTTGCTCATTTAATGGAATTATATCTCCACAAATGCACAAAACGTCACATTCAGGAATCCCATTATAGAGATTCCCATGTATGTCACTAATTCCACATATTTTCATATTGTAAGAATTTAGTAAGTTTATAGATAAGTATTGAATAAAATAGTATCATTAGATTATATCTTCATCTATTTCATCCTCATCAGAACTATTAGTTCCTGTTCTTATTACTCCATTTAAGCTAAGATTCATATCTTTAGCTAGTTTATCTAACGGAATATCTTCGAAGAGAACAACTTCATCTAAGAATGCTGAAATATTATCAAATGATTTAACTTCCATATGTTCGACGATGAAGTTCACAACTTCATCTATGTTCTTTACTCCTTTATCTTCTGCCATATAGCGTACGAATACAGAATTAGAATTTGCTTCATATTCTTTGAAATAACGAACACGTGAACAACGATCAAAGAAGTTATCGTCTATTTCATCTGTTTTATTACAGGTCATCAATACCAGTTTCTTTGACGTAGCTTCTACACCATCTAAGAATCCTAACAGATCCTTAGTTTCCCACCAATAACTATTCTTCTCAATTTCGTCAAACATAACTACTACAGGAGTAGTGAAATGTTTGAAGAAACTAGTAAGTTTATTAGCAGGATAGTCATTTGCGACTATAATAATAGGTAAATTACTTTCTAAGGCAATACGTTTAGAGAGCATTGTTTTGCCTGTACCTTTAGTACCAGCAAGCAATATACCTGTTGTCTTTCCAGAATTTTCGGAATTAAAATAATTAAGTACACGCTTGATAAACTTATTATCTTCTTCTAGTTCATATAATTTCTTTGGCATATTCAAATCTCCATTCTCTTTGAGATAAGATCTTCCCTGCATTCTATCATACTCTAGATCGTATACTTTATTATTTATGAGCTCATAAGAAATACCCTCTAACTTAGGTTTAACTGTAATCTCATTTCCAATCTTAATAAATTCTGCCATAACTGTAATTTTTTTATGTTTTTAACTTGTTGACCAATTCATCAACTTGTTTTTGCGTATGTACTATATAATAATCTATATCTAGATTATTTACATACAAATAATACTTAAAAAGTTTTTCACGCAAAGCCCATGCATCATTTGGATAGCCTTTGCATTCAATAATAAACTTATCACCTACAAAATCAGGTTTATAAGTTATTGCTCTATATTTCTTATTACCAAAAGTAAAAGCTGGAAGCAGTTCGTATCGTTGAGTTTCATACTCAGCCTTGATCTTCGACTCTTCCAGCTTCTTATATGTATATGTCTCAAGTTTGCTTTTAAACTTAATACCATTATACTCATTTGGTGTTGCATTGCGAATTTTGCTTTCGCTAGGCTTATTTCTTTTCCTCTACATCATTAGTAATAATTATTCCACCATCTTCAATTTCAGTCTTTAGATCTTTAAAGATACCTAATAGAGCTTCCATTTTACTGAGATCTTCTGGAAACAGTATTCCATTGATACCAAGTGATAATGTAAAACCTAAGGCAATAAAAGTATTGCCTACTAATTTAAACGGAAAAGCTAATGCTTTACGCAATCCTTTGGAAATATAATTAAGTGTATTCATTGTTTTATATAGTTTTTTATGAAATTTGCCAGTTTATCAACAGATACAAAATCATAATTTGCAAAACTGCTATCAATACCAACATCTATACGAATGTGATCAGGAAGTTCTGCTGAATTCTGTAAGTCTATTGAGCCATGACAATGACCGTGAAGCATTATACTACCTTTTTCGATATGTTCCCAAGAGAACATAGGAAAATGGCACATAATTACTTCAATATTTTTTGGTAACGATGGGAACACAGTTTTCTTAAATGTCATATTCTTTATCTGAGTAATATGATTAAAGAAACATCTGTGATTATCTGATACTTTATCATGATTTCCTAGTATAAGTACTTTATTTCCATTTAATCTCTGAAATAGTTTTCGTTTTTCATCTGTTGTTCCAAATGCAAAATCTCCTAGAATATATACAGTATCATGTTTATCAATTCTACTGTTCCACTTTTGTATCATCTTCTCTGTTACCTCTTTCATATCATTACCGAATAATTCTCTCCGTTTAGGATGAAAATCTAGTATTCTATCATGAAAGAAATGCTAATCTGCTGTGAACCATATCATTTGTTAATATTTTTAGTTAACCAATTTTTCACTTTATCAAATCCATTAGCTTTAATAGCATCAGATACATCTTTTGCTTTAAACTTCTTATGGATTAGCATACCTTCTAAGCCTGTTTTCTGGCTCATTTTACGGAGATATTTCACTCCAGCTTTATCTCTATCAAACAGTATAATAATGCGTTTAAAACGCTTCTTAAGTTGTTCTAGAACTCTATCAGGTATGAATGTAGATTCAGATGAAGGTGAGATAGCTGGTATGCCCATCTCGTATAAGCACATAACATCTTTCATACTTTTGGTTATAACAAGTATATCTCCTATTTTAGGTAATTGTTTATAACCCTGAATATCTAATTCAGTTAAGTTGTTACGCCATTTTGTATATTTGTCTGCATATGGTTTATATATCTTAAAATGATTATATACCTTATATGCATACATAGGGTTTTCTTCTTTGTAAACGCTTTTTACTATGCCGTTACATAGGTAGTACTTTATACTACTTACTCCAAACTTCTTTAATGTTTCTACCTGTATATTAAACTGCTTCCAGTAATTGATGTCAGTATCAGTAAATTCCTGACGTACTACACCAATTACTGTTTCAGTTGACGGTATATATTGCTTAGAGCTATCGAGATGCGTACTACTAGTAATTTTAAGTTTGTTAACTATATCATTTAGAATATCTGAATAATTAGTTAAACCTGTTATTAAGGATACGAATTTGATAACATTACCACATTCTCCTGTACCATGATCTTTAAATAACAACTGTTTAGTCTTTCTACTATAGAAACAACCAAACGATGGTGTTTTATCTTTTCTCAATGGAGAATTATAAATCATGCCAACTTTAAAATTGCCAATATACGCTGCATATATATCATACTCACTTACTCTAGATAGTATATAATCTAAAGTAATAGTAACTTCTTCTTTTATTTTGTTAGTATCAAAAATCATATGATATATTGTTTGTAGTGGACGGATGGGATTTGAACCCAAACTATAAGAGTGCACTGGTACTTATAGCAGACCGCACCGTCCTTTTTAAAACGTAGGTTGTGTACTATTTTGTAATCACTCATTTTTCATAGTGCGGTACACTAACCTACGTGTTCGTCGTATTATGCCCAACGTGGCGACTTTATATAAATCCTAACAGATTAGAAAGGTAGATCGTCAGATGGAGCTTCCGATTTGACTTCTAGAGGATTAACTTCTACAGTCTCTTTATCGGATACTACTGGTTTAACGAACAAGTCTATACCTGTTATTTCTCGTATCATGCTTTCATTTTTGCCTTCTTCATAAAATCCCATCGGGATAATCATAGGCTCAATTGCTGCAAATTTTACATAACTTGGAAGTGTAGTATATCCATCTTTATTATAGACAACTTTCACTTTCAACAATGTGTCTTTGTTTGCTGCATTCAGCATAGCAACTACCCAGTTAGTGAATTCTTTATAAGAACTACCAGTGAAGTTTAATACTTCTTTAGGATAGAAACATCTCAAGATACGATTAATTCTTGTAACCTGATTTGTTGCTTTATTCTGGTTCTGTTCTTCAGTATCTTCTGCACGTTCCTTAGGTTCCCATTCTGTATGAACAAGTTCCTTGCCGTCTTTCTCGAATCTAAATTCAATGAAATTCTTTCCTGTTGGAGATACTGCAGTCTTCACTGACGTAAATTTAACATTATCATGAATACCTGCTTCAAGGTATTTAGTATTATTACTATTATTAGTTAATGTTACTTGGTTTGCTAAATCTGTACTATAAATCATAACTATTTGTTTTGTGTTTTTTATTCAGGTAAATATATCTTATCCCAATAAGTAGTGATTTCATTGTTTTCATCACTCTCTGCTACTACTATATTCTTTCCTCTCAAGTGAGGAGCTCTAGCTTCTATGACGGAATTATCTCCACCTTCAAAAGAAATATGAGTTTCATTTTTCTTTCTATATACATAGCCAACAGCATCTGCTTCACCACATATAATATTTGCTAGTGCGCCTACTAGATCAAGAGACATTTCAGACATTTCTTCTCCATTCTTATTAATCAACTTATCTCTAGTATGACCAATAAGAATAAAGTTATCACATAATCCTCGGAACATGTCAATAACTTTTCTTACAGCTTGTCTTATATATAAATAACCAGATCCATTAGGCAAGGTTCTGAGGTCTGTACCTTCATACTTCTTGCCCATTGGAGTAGCTTTATATAACTGTATAGCAAAGCTCATACACATCTCTTCCAGTCTTGATGCATTATCAATAGTAATATACTTATAAGGTTTCTTACCTTCTTTCTTAATTTCTTCTCTTATTGCATTTGCAATCTCACCTAAATCATTTACTGATCTAGCTTGAATAGCTAATGCCTCTAAGAATTCAGAACCACCTTCTAGATCGACAATAAGATTACTATCTAATCTAGACGCTAAGGTAGTTTTACCTGACTTTGGTTTGCCAAATAATATCAAGAATCTAGGATTCTCAACTCTGGCTTTTAATTTCTCTTTTGGTAATACAATCATAAAGCTAGTTTATTTTATGTATCCCTCTGATAAATATCTGATAATTTCTGCTAGTTATGGGATTTATATGTTATTAGAACCAACCATTATTCTTTACTTTAATAGTAAGATTAATAATTGTTTTCTTTGTTTCTGGTTTCAAATAATTCAATGAACCCGGAGCGATTGGAATGATATCATATCCAATCTGTACGAAATTGTGGAAAATTTTAATCGGTGTACCGTAGATATCTTCGAAATCATAATCCAAATCAAATGGATAATTCTTCTTAGCATATGCATCAAGTGCATCTAATGCCTTAAAGAACTCTGTTTCGAGATTATAGTTGTCAATTTTGTAGCATTTTGAGGCAAGCGGACAGTTAGAGCAAGTCTTAGGCAACCAACTTACATTATGTTTCTTACTCAAGCCTAATGTAATAGTATCACCTGCACCTGCATATTCGATTCCAAAATTAGATTTCGGATAATCAAATGAACTGTCAATAGTCAGCCACGGATATGCTGTAATAATGCGTTCCATCAACGCATCTTTATAAATCTTTGCACTATTTTCTTTCTTCGGTAATGTAAATGTATATGTTTTCATAAATTCAGCCTTTTTAATTGTTATTACTAAAACGAAATCTTCTTTGCTGGTTCTTCATTTCGTATAGTTTCAATTAAATTATTGTATTTCAGATCGTTGTCGAATTCTAATATCGAGCATTGTCCAGCATCTCTATTCTTTATAAGATGCAGATAGACTTTGTTATTAACTGGTAAACGATTCGGTCCATACTGTTGGATATTTAGTAATTCTGGTCTGTGAATACAAATAACATAATCGGATGCATGAAATATTGTATCAGCAGAAGAAATATCACTACGCATTGGATAATGCATAGAAGGATTATTAATTCTATCAGGAGTTTCAATGTTACGATTCATCTGTGATAACTGTATTACAGTGGTATTAGGTAATTTCTTTACCTTAATAAACAGTTTCTGTAAATCGGAAATCACTTGCAGTGCTGACTCGCGAGATTGACCTTCAACAAGCAAAGTATGGTCAAGTATGACTATAAATTTCTTGCCTTTAGCTTTATTCTCATAGAAGTAGTCTATAGTAGAAGCTATATCTTCAACTGTACCCGGTGTATCTACATAATATATCGGATATGACTTTATTTGTTGAGAAGTCTCTTCGACTTTGGCTAACGATTCATTATCTAAGTCATTGTTAGCACTATATAGCTCAGCAGTAGTTAGCCTTAACTTACTACTCAATTTTCTACCAACCTGCCTAGAACTTAACATCTCAAATGAGAAATTAAGTACTATAACATCCTGATCAGAATTTAGGTCTATTAAATCATTTTCTAACGTATTAACAAATGATGATTTACCACTACCTGATATACCCACTATTGTATATACAGTATTAGGTTCAATGCCGCCCATACAGGCAGCATTAAACTTATTCCATCTTGTTTTAAGAGACTTTACCTCGTGGTTCTTTCTCTTCTTAATATACTCAGTAGCTTCTTTTGTAGCTGCTGATATATGCTGGAATTGTAGTATTTTAGTAGAGATCTGTTCCATAACTATTTGTCATAATCGGTTCTTCTACTTTCATCTGTTCCTCGTAAGTCTCCCACTCATGTTGAGTGAGCCATTTCCACATAGTTTTCATATAACCTAATTTGCCGGTAAGCATTTTGTTATCTATCTCATACTTAAGACAGTTACAGATATGCTGATGCATAGCTTTGCTTTTACCGACTATTCTGTTATATTCCTTCCTACATTTGTTTACATTTGCTCTAAGGAAACCTTTAGTTCCATCAGGGCGTATAACATAAACTGGAAATAGGTCATAGAATTCATCAAACATAGATTTATCTTCTTTTAGAAGTTCTTCTAGTTCTTTTGTTTTCTTTATGACTGTGGTATCATCTACTACTTTGGTAGTGATTAGTTTACGAGACTCTAACTCTTGTATTTCTTCTTCATTAACTAGGCTGAGAAGTTTCTGAATGTCTTGATTGATGTTTTTGATATCATTCAATACTAGAGTTAAAAATACTAATTGATTTATAGATAAGTTTTCAATCCTATCAAGGATTGCGGTGTCTATTTCTAAAATCATAGTCTCATATATTATACGAGCTTACGGTTTCTGAAATTATCTGACAAAGCCTTTGTTAATTCCATAGGCTCATTTGTAATGGTTTTAATTCACGGATTATCTTATAGGCTTCCATAATGTAATACCTATAATTAATCTTTCTCTCTTCAATTGGTTTATCATCTAAGTAATTTAATAAAGTAACACCAGATGCGGTGAGCATATTTTGATACTGTTTTTCTTTAGTATCTGTTTCCTTCCATTTCCATAAGTAAGCACCATTAGTACTTGCATAGAAACGGTTAGTTCTTTGTTGTTCTTTATTATTATACTCAACATGCCATTGTTTACCAGTCTTTTCAGACATTAAAAAATCTCTAATATCTTGACAACCTTTTATGGTTTCTTCTACTGGTACTCCGTTCTTAAAAAAGTTTATTACTGCTTTCGGTATGATCTTCGGAGTTAGACCTTTCCCTAATTTCACAGTAGTAATAAACATACCCTTCTCTTTTACCTTATCATCTTCAGTAATAGCGAAGTAGTCATTTATAGCATATTGATACATAGCTTTAAAACGTTCTTCCTCAAGCGTTAGCCTAGTAAGTTGTTCCCATTCTCTGCAAACGTTGTTAACTTTTGAATATACGTCTTTCTTAAGTAAGACAAACAATCCATCAGTGTTTGCTTGGACGATTCGACATCCTAACTGGGTAAGTTTTTCTGCTAGCATTAGTAATAGTAACTGTCCATTTATTCTAATTTGCATTACAGCAAATGGACTATAACAGAAATTATGTTCATTCTGTAAGTTACCAGATAATCCATTGAGAGCAAGCTTTAAGGTTTCATTTTTAACCTTATTGCCATTGTGTTTAGCTTCAATTCGCTCATCTTTAATTTGTTTATATACTTCTAGGAATTCAGGACCTAAATGTTTAGGATAGAATTCATATTCTATTAGCATACTTGGATATAGAGATGCAACATCTATATCAATGAGCATTTCATCTTCTTTCGGAATAATTATTTCAGGTTTATTCACTGAGTGAATTCCTCCAACTCCTACAGAATACTGTAATCCTTCAAATACGAATTTGTTTTCGTATCCTTTTCTACCCGGAGATACTATTTGACTTTTCATGTCATCTAGGACTCTAGTTAATATAGGACTATCATATTTAATAAAAGGTAGTATAACATTATTTAATGGTATTACTGACATAGGAGATCTTAAATCTTTAATATCCCACCATGTTTGACCTGTTTTCTCAAGATATTTCTGAGTCAAGATCTTCATACCAATGTTTACACCATCTTTACTAAGTACGCGTACTCCATATTCATCTTCAATAGCTATTCTTAAGTCGATGTCTTTTTTACATCTATTGAGTAATTCCTCAGTAGAATTAACATCATTAATATTATAATCAATCATTGAATCAATTTGATTCTCAGGCAAATCTGCCTGCCAATCAGCAACAAATTCTTGTACATTCTTGTACTGCATCGTTACTTGAATTTCTTTCAAACCTACTCTTAACTTATTACTATATAACATAGTAAGAATATCAAAAGAGTCAAAACAAATCATATACTTCCACTTTCTCCAAGCAGAGTTATCATCCTCACTTGAAGTAGTAATTACTTTACTTAGGTTAAATACAGATCTACAAATGTCTCTATAACCTTTATATTTCATTATATTATAACAATCTATTATATAGTTTATAATAGCATTATCATAATGAAGATTATTATAACCACAAAATAATATGTTAGTATCTAACTTAATATCTGTAGTATATAAATCTCCGAAAGTATATTTTGTGTTAACTGTGTGAAAGAATTCAACTAATTCATCTAATTGATTTCTTCTGCAAGATATTTCAAATTTATGCAATTCACTTGTTTCTGTATTTTTTACAGTACAATGGAAGACATTAGGGAATACCTCAATATCATATACATAAACAATCTTATCTCGTATAATCATAATATAATAATGTTAGTTTGGTCCCTATTTCGGACTCGAACCGACGACCTTCCCTAACATATGTGAATATATAGTAATACGAATATTACATCAATGCATACGAATTACAGGACGCTCTAGCCACTGAGCTACTAGGGACTTGCTAGCAATTTAGGCTGCTAGCTTAGCCTTTTTCATTTGATAAATCTTAGCTGTACTCTTTCGAGCAAAACCTCGATTTTTCTTTCTGCTGTGTTTTTTATCAGCATCAAGCATGTAGTTCTCCTGCACTTTATAAGTACGGACATACGTTTCTTTGAACGCTACAAGGGAAGCTTTGTGCTTAGCCTTGTCTTCTTTGCTCTGTTTAGCAGATGCTATTTTAGCTTGTTTCATATGAATAATCATCATATTAAACTTAGCCTGAGCAGTTGTTAACTTATTGTCCTTATTGAATTGAGGATAATTAGGAGTTTGCAACTTAAAATGTTCTTTTCTAGCTTCTGCTAGTACTTTTAAGTGAGCTTTTCTTTTAGCTCTCTTCTCCTGCAATTTAGGATCATCCCACATCGGACATGTGTTCTCTCCTTTTACTTTAGGCTTTCTTCCTGAGATAGCTCTTGCAGCTTTTTTATAAGCATTCTTTACTTTTACTATAGCTTCTATTTGTTCTTTTGTCTTCATATCTTGATAATTTAATAGTTAATTACTATGCTGCTGCTGCAACATTTGAATATTTCTCCTTTAACTCTTCAGGACTAGTCCATGAGAGAATAGTATCTTTAGGATAATAAGAACTTTGTTTAGTATCTAAAGGAGTAACGGACAAACCCGTTAAACTGTCTTTATCTTTACTGTTCTTATACATACTACGGAATTTAGCTTGAGCTATCTCTACTGCTTCTGTGTTACTTTTAGCAGTAATATAATCAGTAAGTAAATCTATCTCCTTCTGTGGAGCTTCTTTACTTTGTTGTTTGATTATATATTGGTACTTCTTGCTTTCTTCCTTCTTAGAAGGGGATTTCATTTTTGCTAGTGCTTTCTTATTTTTAGTAAGAAAATCTACGACAGAGCTTTTTATCTCATTTTTATGAGGTCTCTCTTTAAGAAGTTCAACTTTACGTTTCTTTTCTTCTACAAAACGCATTTTGATCTCCTTATCAGTCAAATTAACTAATTTTGGTTGAACAAACAGGTTCTTTTTTACAGCACGAGTGAATTTCTTCTTCTCCGCTCTAGTATACTTAACTGTAGGATCATATCCTACTTTCTCAAGTATCTGTTTAATTCGTTCTTTCTTGGCTATCTTGGCAGCTTTATTGTCTGCCATAGCCTTCTTTGCTACATCAGTTAAATGGTCAGCTAGATGTACTTTCTTGCTGTTACTGATGAAACCTATTACTTTCCCATCTTTATCGTATTCAATATACTTTGACGGACCCAGTTCAACTTTAGTAAGATACTCTACTTTCTTCGATCTACGAAGCTTACTTTTGTTGGTGGTTGATAATTTAACTCCTGTTCGTTTTCCTTTTTTATTTGCTAATATCTTTTTCATCTTGATAATTTTAAAAGTTATTTACTTGCTAAAACCTTTTATAACTTGTTTGGTTTCAGCGTTTGTATTCTCTGTATAATATATGACTAGATTCTTATCTTCATAAGTTATCTGTGCTAATTCTCCAGAGGAGTAAGCACTTGCGATAGCTTTATTTACTCGCTTTTCATAGTGCTTACTAGTCTCTAGAAAATGTTTCCTTAGAAATATTGCATTCCTCTTTATCATGCTACTAATGCTAGTGGAGCAGATTCAATATCTAACTCCGCTTTATCGTTAAACTCTTCAAGATCCTTGTTGAGTTTGTTTATTTCTAATTGAATTTTGTTCTTAATAGTGTTAAGATAAGCTGAAGTCAGCTCTTCTGTAACCTTTAAGTTCTTTTTACCTTTTGCTCGTTTGATTTTCGGATCAATTGTACGAATCTTATTAAGATGGAACAACTGCTCTGTCTTTTCACTTAGAGCAAAGATAGTGTAGTAATTATTATCTACTGGGAGATCTGAGAACTTCTTATAACCCATGTTAATACACTGTAAATATAGCTTCATTAACAGACGTTCTTCTGACATCTCAGAGATCTTTGTAAGCATTACTTTCAGATCAAAGTTACGCTTAGCCTCTGTTGAGATTACATTCTCATTTTTAATAATATTCCAGTATTTAGTAATTTCCTTACTTAACTCGTCACGACGAGTTTTTGCATATTTAGATGTAATTGATTTCATATTCAAGTGATTTGTTTTTTTAAATTAATACTTGACCGAAATACATCTACCAGTTGTGGTATGTAGCGGAATCAAACCGCTGTCTCCTTAAAGGCAACTCTATCACTAAGCTAACATACCGAATATAGAAACTGCCCATCCAGCAGCCTCTATTATAATAGTACCCGTCCAGTACTATAAAGAATAGAAGAGTTGTATCCAATCCAACACAACTAATTTCTTATTATTTTATTCTTGACTTGACCCACAACATTTGCTATGCGTCCGCCACCTAAGTCAATACCAAGAGTTGCTAATAGAGGTCCCTCTATAGTAATCTCTTCTTTGGTACGATGTCCATTCTCTTTAGCATACTTCTGTATAGCTTCCTGATTGATATATTTTGAGTGTAAAGCCCCGTCCGAACAATTTCTCATACTATCAAACAAGATATCTACTACACAGTCGTAGTCTTTTTTCTTTATAGCTTCATCTAAAATACTTTTAGTAATTCCATCAAAAGCTAATTCATTACGAGTTCCATGAGAACCTGTAATAACATCTGCTACACGTAAAGCGACGTCTACAATGCTTACCAGTTCATAATCATTGCAACATCTCTGCCACCATAAAGGTCCTTTTCCACAGTAAAAGATGACCGTTCCATCCTCTCTTACTTGTAGTTTTTTACCTGTTTTTCTTCCACTTCCATCCTGAAAGGATATCTTTGAAAGGATTGCTGGTTCGCAACTAATAAGTATTCGCAGAAGTTCTACCCGTACAGGGTCAATTCTGCACGTAGCCATACCTATTGTTGTTCGATGTTAATGTTAAGGTTTACTTCCTCGCTATTCTGCGGTTCTACGCCACACTGGCGAGCATACTCAACCTGCATGCGTTCCTGCTCTTCCTGCATGCTCCGAACAGTACCACTAAGTTTAGTATACTTACGAGCAAGCTCTTCATAGAATGTGCATACACTTGTGTTATGAAGTGCCAGCAATTCATTGAGCATTGGCAATTCTTCAGCTGAGAAGAAGATAGGTTTACCACCTTTCTTTCCAATCCGGCTAATACAATCAGCGATTGTATCACGAGTTGCTTTAGCAAGCTGGGGCGGAACAAGGTTAAATACTAAATTCGGATCGTTACTTTCCGGATTCAACATGATCTTCGGTTCACCGTCAAAATCTTTCGGTAAGAACTTCAAACCGGTAATGTCGATAGGTTTAATCAGGAACACAGTTACTTCTTTCCGTAACGTATTCTTATCATTAAGTACGTCTTCCTTGTACTTAAGATCTGGATTTGTACCTACGATAGTATAGATCTGTTCTGAGAAGAAACGACCATACTGTTTTGCTACAGCCCGATAACGAGCAAGAATCTGAGAAGCAATATTAGCTTCAGGATTTGTCTGAGCACTGTTTGTGCTAGCAGTTACTTGTACTTCCATAAAAATGTTTCCTTTCTGAGTCCGTACTTGATATACCAATACGAACCATTTTTATACTTTTGGTTAATAAATAATTTTAAGCTCTCCACCTTTCGATTATTTAATGGCACTACAATAATGGTAGTGGTGAATTCAATCACATAATCTACTCAGCATAAAAATAATAAATGTTAATTTATTTGAAAATATCTGATAATGATAAGATCTCTGATAATTTTCTGTTATTTTATTTTAAAGACCCGTTTCGTCTTGTAGAGTAAGCATTCTCTACGGAAGGATAGAATAAATTGTTACAAAAAGTCTATCGACTCTTGCTGTTTCACTCAGACCTTTTTACGTTAGCTGAACTTCCAAATACGAAACGTCTACTCTATATCGCGATTAGATGCAATATAAAGACCTCGTCGTTGACAACTGGTATGTCTCAGAGGAATTAAAAAATTACGACATTCTGCGCGAATGAAGGCGGTTTTATCTAAACCTTACTAAAAATCACAAGCTCATTACCTATAGTATGACCCACTTGTACCTCTCGGATTTCTTATTTATACTGCACGAACACGAGGATTTCCACCTCTCATCGTCTCCTTGCTTGCTTAGCTGCTATTGCTACTAAGTGTACTCTCCCTTAAATCTACCGAGACAGGGTGATAGGAGGCAGGTCATTGACGAATCAGCGTTCTCTTTACATATATACTTGCGGTATATACTTTATGAGTTTCTAATGTCAGCGATGACGGTTGGCAGTCTGGGGTGACTCGTACTCCATGCGGTCTATCTTACAACTGATAATTTGCTACTTCTGTACTATCATTGAACTTCCCAATTTCATATATCAGGTTATCAGCCTAATACGAGATTAAACAATTGAAAACACATTTTACCATTAGCTGGTTTTCTTCAGCTTTTACTGTTTCAGATTAAGAATATGTCTGTCATCACATCTATATTCACTACCTTCTGGTTGTAGGATTCCAACCCTACAGCAGCTGTATTCTTACTTTAGTAAACTTAGTTTAAAGTACTTCTACTATATAGTTATTACTTCTCTTCAACTCAGGAGTGAGGCGATGCTTGTAATTAACCAGTCTTTACATATCTTGAAAGACATAAGCTCTGCTGTTTTTTAGTAGGAGTCCCTAGCGTCTCCTTAAAATCATTTTATATCATAATCATACTTGCTAAAGGTATGTGATAACTAGAATCAGGGTTATCGCGCCCTCAAACCGCTTAGACACTCTGGGTCTATTCATTCCTCATTCAATTATACTCACACGAACGAATAAGCACGTGAGTCACCTTAGACTTGAAAGACGGTATCAATCTCATATACCTCATCCCTTATACGTAAGTTC